AAATCCGTTGTTGCCTTCTATCTCGACACCGTGCGCAAGGGATAGCGCATGACAAATGATGTCTTGAAGAAGTTTAGGGTGAGAGGAAGAATAACTCTCACCCGTATTGTCTTCGATGCTACGGATAGAAGCTTGTACGAAGCGGTTATCTTTCGTACGGCTTTCAGTGATATATACCTTGATGTGCTTCATTAAATCCGCCTATACTTTTTCAGAAGCCAAATAATGATATAAGCAATGGAGGCTAACATAGTTGCAGAGAGTGCGCCTATTGCCCATCCGCCTACATCCATCTTTATCTTCTGCCACCTACTTAACTCTCGCTCAATGACCTTAGGAACCTCGATGTGTTCCTTCTTGGTAGCACGCAAACTGTCATTGCTCGCCTTATACCTGTTAATCAATCTTTGAAGCGTCAGATTGTCCTCAGTGGCATGCCAGCGGTCACGATAACGAACTATCAATTTCTCCTTGATGTTGCCTTGCTCATCCTTGATGATAACAACGCTGTCATGAATAGCGACACTATCACGGATGTTTATCACCTGTCGAGTGATTAAGCTATCCTTGATATGTACGCTGTCCTTCCTTGACATGTAGATAGTATCTGTGCGAATAGACTGCACAGGAACATACACTCTATGTGAACAGCTTGTGAGGCAGAGAGCCGTAAGTGCAAGTAATCCAATAAGGATTAACATTGAATACACGTAGTATTTAATTTCTTTATCGTCCATAACTACACCTTTAACGTGAAACATTGTCTGCGTTGCTTTCCATCAGCACGCTTATAGCCTACATGCACCCATCGGGAGGTCTTCGATTTCTCGATAATGATTTGGTCAAAGCCATAGCCCATTTTTGAGAAATCAGTTGCAAAGAAACGTTCAAACTCATCTTGCTTACCATTTACGGGCTGCAAGTCAGCTGCATAGCCCTCGACGTGTGCGGAGGTCTTCACACCGCCTACAGCCTTATTCAATTCTGGTGAGCGGTAGCCACTTGTCACACGGATAGCAGGATTCTCGATTTTGTGACGCTCGCAATATTCCGCCCACTCCGCACGAATACACTCTAATAGGGTAATCGTCTCTGTCAGGTGAACCTTCACAATAGAAGGAGGGTTATTATTTATCTTGAGTTGTTCAGCGGTGCTGGACTGAACCAGCTCCGCTATTGAGAAATTTGCCATAACTAATCAAACTTTGGTTTATCATCATCTACATTAACGTGCGAACTCTTAAGATACTCACTAAGGAACGGCACTTTGTCTATCGCTTTCAGTGTCAGAACGTAATATACAAAGCCGGCTACTTTCCACATGGTAGTATCCTCAATGAGCATCATCCTCCAATTTCGGACAATGTTTGTCGAGTAAAACCAGATAGCCACACCGCACAATGCCTTTACAACTCCGAGTGTCTCTTCCCCAGCGTGGAGGAAATAGCCTGTAATGAAGATAGAAGCTGACATTACGAAGAATAAACAACAATGATAGAAGAACACCATTGACTTTTTCAAGTTCCACTCCTCGCCATGTTTCAGTCCTGCAACTAATCCGAAGATATAGTTGACTCCGAAGACAACAAGCATAGCATACATAAAATCCCGTATGGGAAAGAATAAGCTCAGCATTCCGCTGATGACACTACACATTACAAATTTAAACTGTTCTAAATAATTCATAACAGACACATTAAGACTCCAATAACAGACACATTAAGACTCCAATAACTGAACCCACCAACCCAGCAGCTATATCCTTAAAGTCAAACTGCTCTTTGCGAAGGTAATAATCAACACACTCTTTTGCCACCATTAGCAGCAACACACCAACAATAGCAGGATACGCCCACGCTTCAACGTTAGCAAACAGTCTACCAAGCACGAATGCTACGATAAGACCTGCAATGAGGTGTAAGTACTTGTCGCTACCAATAGCAGCGAACTTCTCGAAAACCCTGTAAATACAATCTAAAAGTTTTTTCATATTATTTTATTTTAAATTAATAATGTTGCTACCAGTCTATATCAGATGCAGGGCTTATGAACACACCAGCACCAGGGGTATTGTTCTGAACAGTCTGTGGAGAAAGCCAGTTTGGATTAACATAACAACAAGTTAAATTCATTCCTCCCTCTAATCGGAATGCCCCTCCATGACGACAGATTGTAACTGCCACCTTATCATTTCCATTAATAACCGTCCACTGCTTGCCATATCCAATACCAATAAAGTCATAAACGCAGTCTCGTGTACAGTTAAATATCACAACATCAATAGGGACGCCTACTGGAAGTTCATCAAGATAGGTCTGCGTACCCTTTTGAGCATTTGGATTATCATTATCAATATCGCTCACCTCTCCATTTTCACCACCGAAGCCAGGAGAGTACATTGGAATTTTATAATAACTGGTCTGACGACCATTTATATATTTAAACCCAAAAGTTAACGTTATATGAATACCCCTTGAGTCAATATGCCCATCATTATAGAGAATCATTTCATCGTCCCTTATAACCGCACAGACTCTTGACTTATGTCCGAACTGACTATTACAATAAATATTGGTTGCATAAAAATTATGGAAACGCTTACGAATGTCACCCGTTGTTTCGCCCAACATTCCAAAATCACCTGTAAAAGCCATATAGCCTTTATTTCCCATAGTCCCGAATTTAATGCCACCAACCTTATTAGTACCGTCAAGGCAATCTAACGAAGTAAACGAGCCACTTGTGCCTTTGAGTGTACCCTCAAATGTACTATCACCAGTAACGGTGAGATTTTGAAAAGTAGCTCCTCCCGCATCGATAGTCTGAGCCTTGATGCCTTTAGCGACTATTGACTTTGCATCAATAAAATAAGCATTTAGCTTTTCCCCACTGGTAAAGAATGGAACTTTGCCCGTTGTAGTTGTGACCTTGAATGTGTCTGCGACAATGTCAAAGGTACTATTCTCACCATCAAGAGTGAATCCGACACGCTTAAGACCTGTTCGCAAGTCAGTCACAACGGCAGAGATTAATTTACCATCAACATTAAACTCTGCTTCAAACTGCTTTGTGGTATAATGCTGAGCTGATTGCCAATCTTCAATATCGAAAGGCTCACCAGTCGCTTTCGGACGAACACAAACAAGCAAGTCGTTTTTATACTTATCTTTATAAGTAGCATTACTCCACTGGTCGCCCTTATCGTAAGGAGGAACAGGCTGCTCTTGCACGAACATCCTACGCTTACCGTCTGCTGTGTCCTGTGCTCGCTTTGCTGCTTCTAATGATTTGAGAACATCAGCATCCGTTATCTCATGCCAAGAGTATGAGCCATCAGGGTTGCGCTCGAAAGAATAAGCACGACCTCCACCTGTCTCAACGTATGAGCGATTGTAGTAGATATCATGCACGTGCAATTCCTTCGTTGTGTCGTCCGCCCACTCGTTAGCAGGTTCAGTGGTGAGCGTTGGAACGGCATCACCAAACCAAATAACAAGCTGCTTGTCCGCCTGCTGCTGAACAGAATTAATGCGCCCCTGCATAGAATCTAAGAAGGCTTGCAAGGGGATATATTCGCCACTTTTAGCAGGATTCTCGACACGTATCTCGAAGTTCTGCTTATCAAATAAGAAGATAGGAGGAGGGAGGATAAAAGAATTGATACCCTTTATAATTTTAAAGTAAGGCGCACCTTCGCCAGCAGCTGACTGTATAATAGCACTCTGACGCTCTTCATCTGTGAGATGACCTAATTGTACAACCTCATCACCCACTTGTGGAACGTCGCTGCCACTTGCGTAGTTCTCTGCCTTCGTGTTATCTGCAATGTCGACATAGTCAGTTCCAACATCAATGACCCTACGATGCCAGTAGTGATTAGCTGTTTGTCCGTTATTGTCAATGAGGTTGAATGTTTCGCAAAGAGCCAAGTCGTCCTTACGCATGGAATTATACACCCTACGACCTTCACTATCCTGCTGAACAAAATAACACCGCCAACGACCATCAATTTTCTCTATTCGTGAGATAACAAAGCCACCAGCCGAATTGACTACCTTACCTTTAATGTGAGATGTCTTCATCACCTCCACCTCTTCGGCTGTGAGTTTCTTTCGTGCGTGAATGTAATCCGTGTCAATATGCCAACTTCCTTGTTCGTCTCGATAAATGCCAGCACCATGAAGATCTTTCTCAAAGTCATCGCCAAAGTGAACGCCATTAAGAAAAGTAAGTATAGAAGAAACCCTATCATCAATATCCTTACGGACATATCGAGCATCAGAATTACCAAAAAGATAGTCAGGCGTAACCACGTCGACACGAGAGTTTTTGGGAGTTTCATCATTAGCTATACCCGTCAAAGTTTCTCCACCGAGAATAAGGTTCTTCACGGTCGCATACTTAGCCTCGATATTATCGAACGCGGCACGAACAATAGCCTTCAAGAAAGTCACCGTGTCATCAACAGCATTGTATATCCACCAAGTATTATCACCGCCAGCAGCGATAGCTTCGTCAGAAGCCAATTTACCGGTATCAACGCGTTGTGTCCACGTTCTGTTTTGCAACACACCGCCAACAACCGATGGACTGATAACACCACCGAGGAAGATGTAATAATAATCTTCAGAGCCAAGCTGAACTTCGGTCGCTGACTTACCATAAATATCAACACGTTCAGAAGGAAATACAATCAATGCCGTGCCATTCTCTTGCTGCTTGCGAGGGATAGCAGCATAGACATATTTCTCGGTCGTAGAATTAAAATAAGTTGGGTTGGCTATCAAACTCCAACGACGATAGTTATGTCCTGCATCATAGCCTAATCCGTCTATGTTACGCATATAACACATTATCATAGCACCACTGGCTACATTTGCCTGAATATAGTCAGCATCACCCATAGCATTAAGCGTTATACTCAAAGCCGTGGAACTAATCCAATAATTACTTGCGCTTGCTTCTGTCATATTTTATCATTGTTTTATGCAAAGATAAAATTGACATAAGGAATGTGTGGGACAGAATTATTTAGGGACAGACATAATAAGATTAATAAAAAGAGGAGTGAATATACCCACAAAACGTAAAGTATATACTTTAACGCAATAAAGTATATACCTTATGATGCTAAAGTATATACTTTACGTATTAAGCCTAAATAGGGTAGGAGAGGATACTTACCCTATTCAACTAAATTCAGGCGAACCATTAATATCAAACTGTACCGAGAAATGAACCTCACGCATAGAACCATCTGCACGATTGACACCCGTCACAGTTTCTTCTGGTACGATATGACAAGGGATAAACACAGCTCCTACCTTTATCCAAGCTGCCGAAGTCATAAGGAACTCATGAAGAAACCACGCTTGCATTGCGGGACTGACAGATCCACTTGATAGTTTCCACGTTTCATAATCATTCTGTTTTGTAATTAAGCCACGTGAAAAGTTACCAAATGTTTCCTGAACAGACCGAATATAAGTCTCACTTGTAATATTCATCTCTACCGAACGAAGCGAAAGAAGAGATATGCTCTCAAGACATCCCAAGCCATTCACAAAGCGAAACTCAAGACGATCAGGCGAAGAATTATTCAAGGCGTAGAAATCACGTCCGCCTATCGTTTGCATACCAGCTATTGTTACAGGGAAGACAGCAGAAGATGGGCCAGTCGTTACATTACCCAACGACACAGGAGCAGGAAAAGACTGAGGAACAACAACAGACTCTCCAACGGAAACAATTTCATACTCAGACTTAGGTTTTCGAGAGAAATGTTGTGCAGTACTATTCCCATCACTAAAGAGCCTTTCTAAGTCGGTCTTAGCACCAAAGAGAGCATTACCACCTTCATTACTTATTTCCTCCGTCTGATGAACCTCACCATTTTGCATATACTCATCATAGGCAGAAAGCGAATATTTCACGAACGGATAAGCCGTAGGCGGGATAGGTTCGTACTGATAGCGGTCGGCAACAGCCTGAAGAGCAGAAGAAATATCTAACTCAACGATTTCGCCTTCATTAACAGGAGTAGAAACCTGCGTAATAGTCCAATCAGTATCAGTGCTAAGAGCTGCCTTCACCTTTACGACAACCCTATGGAAAGAAATGATACCCGTGAGCGAAGCAGCCGTTACCTTATAAGTAATAGGCGAACCAATGTGCGGTGAGCCAGATTTTAAGACGAGATTAGAAGCCATGTTGTTCTCTAATTATGTTTGTAATAACATTAACAATAGTTCCAATAGAACGGTCCTGTTGGAATCGAGACGGGTCAATAAAGATGTTAAAACGAGTCTCAACGTCCATCACGATTTGCAAAAGATCCATACTGGATAACCCAAGGTCTTTTGTCAAATCAGTTCTATAATCCAACAAGTACTTAGGACCAGACAATCGGTTCAAGTAGCTGTAAATAAAATATTCAACCTCTCTCTTCATAATCATAATGCGTAAAATTCTATTTCAATATCCTTTAGACCCTCTTTCGCTGAAAGAGAGTAAGACACCTTATTTATATAACCAGTAACCCCATTAATACGATAACGCTGAAGCCAATGGTTCGGAATATCAGCAATAGCCGCAGGAGTAGCTAACAAACGGATGCGATATTTCTTTCGATTAAGAAGGAAATAAGCAAACTCCGACATAAAAGTATCAAACAATCCACGTGTACGAATCTTAGTCTCAACTGTTCCATTCTCGTTCATAACATCAGGATTACACAGAGGCACAGGCGACCAGTCCGGCTGTTTGAAAGCTCGAATCTTCAGTGAGAATCTCTCTTCATTACCAACACCAGGCTGCACACCATTATAATCAAACTCGTTACCCATCATATCAATAGAGTCGGAAGTTAGAGCATATTGACCTGCCACGGTTCGCCATTTACTGTTTCCAAATCCATCATAATCGAAAGAATATTTTTCAATTGTCGAGTCAATACCACCACCACGCATAATAGCAATAGAAAGTCCCCAGTCGTGCGATTGCAAGGGAGAGTTGCCATCATCAGTTTTAGTAGTGTCGTAACTCTCACGCAATCGGAGTTCCTCTGTCAGATAGAAATCTGCCCAAGAAGTAGACAATAGATTACGAATTTTCTGTAAGACAAACTCGTGCTCCATTTCCTCATCTATGAAAGCCGATAAAATAGGCTGCCTACGCTTTGCATTGATGTTTGAAACAGAACCACGTTGTCCTTTTTCATCGACGCCAGTAGCAGAACCAGAGGCAAGAGCGATTTCATTCTGATAGTTTACATCATTAAAAACCATCGGGGTAAACTCACTACTAAACTCCTGAACATAGTCTTCATTCATCTTAGAGCAATTGCCTAACTCAACGCCTTTGAAAGCACCAACCTCAAATAAAGCAGGATGTAAAGAGTTAGCATCCTTAGCTTCACTATCTACCTTTACACGATAAGCATTACCTGTTGTTTTATCAACATAAACGTTCATATCAGAGGATGACAAAGCCTTGAAAATCTGACCATAGATTTTGTTAGTCACAGTTCTTGAACGTGGATATTCAATATAGTCGTAATCAGTATTATAGTCTTTCTTATTCTGTTTGATATTCTGTCGTTGTTCCTTTGTATCACTCTCTGCTGAATAACACATACGGACACCTGTGATTTTCTCATTAACCTTACGCATAGAAATAACCTTACAAGGAAGGTCTATCGGTTGCGCCTGATCACGAAAGACTTTACGAAGCAAATAAGCCGTTACCTTCTTCTGCTCATAATCATAATAGAACTTAATGCCAAAACTGTTCTCTAAAGACTTAATGACTGTACTAACACTCTCCTTTGGGAAATTCTCACTATTTGCGTACATAGCGAGAATATTACCAGATACTTTATGTGTCTTAGCCTTTGACTCAATAGAGATTGATTGAATAGAGTCATCACCAACAGAGAAGGTCATAGATTCACCATTATCACCGTAACGAACAGTAAAACTGGAAACGTCCTTAGAACCTTCATCCTCAAACTTTAATCTACCACCGCAACCACGACTATCCAACCACTCGTTTATATCATCTATATTTGTGAAGAAAGGATTAGCATTCTCATGTTGCGGAGGTGTAGTAGCCCATTTTTTAACAGGAGATGTCACAGTATTATCACTTGGTGCATATTGATGCTCAATAGACGCAATAGTTTTTTGTTTGTACGTACAAACAAAATGTGGGATACCAACTGTTTTTGTGCCATCTGCGTATGTAAATATTTCCACATTCCATACATAAGGATTTTCCTCCGTAGCTTTGGATGGAGTGGTATCCCAACCATTCAATTCAGTTTCAGATAGAGGAATGACAGGCATTTCAGATTGAGAATCAGAAAAGTAATAAAACTCATCAATCTTTGTTATACTATTCGCCTTTAACAATAAAGAACCCAGACAAAGAGTGTCGGTAGACTCAATAACACGGTCCTTAGAATCTTTTATAACACTCTTTTTCCAGATATACGTTTTCTCGCCTTCTCCATGAATAGGAACAGTATCATACTTGCAATGAGTGGTAAAGAAACAAAGTCGATTGAAATCACCGATTTCTGTTAATGAACTCTTATCAAACGACACTCCTAAATGTTCAAACAAGCAATCAAGAAAGTAAAGCACATAGAAACAAATACCTGACTGCGGACGGTCAGCATCCAAGACCCAATAAGGATATGCATCCTCATTCGTATTGGTAGCGTCTTTGGGCGCAATAACGCTATCGCTTGTTGTTCCATCATCATTCAGTCCTAAATGCTTATAACAAACACGAGCATTACAATAAGGCTTTGTAGGATAAGCCTCTGAGACATTTATAAAACTTGTTTTAACCTTTGGAACAGTAACAGAGTTCTTATTAGGATAGGATAAGGTTGTCTTTCTCTCTGCCTTTTCTTTATTACCAGAAACTACACATACACCTGGATAAGAGAAACCTAATGCCTGTGGTTCAAATGTACCATTAGCAATACCATCTTTATCAGAAGTGTACAACTTTCTGCCCTTCTTACCTTTGTGGGTAATCTTCGCTTTAAAAGAATATGTAACTTCACTAACAAGATTACCAATCTTCTCTCCAATCTGAATTTTATCCTTCACGGGTATGTCTTGGCAAGACAAATCCCCGATAAGGCTATCGAAACTTTGCGAAGAAGAAGCTATATTCATAGACACACCATCTTCTACCTCGTCATCATCGGCAAGGACAGCAGTACCACTACGGAAGGGAAGACCATCAACAAGAATACGCATAGGGGTATGCTCCAACTGAACCGGACGAATATCACTTATTGCGCTATCAACATTACCTACAAGGAAACGATTACCTATCAAAGGTATGTTGACAGGGTAGGAGAACATTTCTGTTTCGTTAAACAGAGGGTTCTGATCATCAATATCAAGCGTAAAGTCGTCAGGAAGAACAAGCGATTTCCTTTTTGTCTTTATAGTAACGTGTGATTTCATTAACTATTTTTCTTTAATAATTTAGATGTATTATCCAAAAGGATAGCTTTCTTTAAGTCTGAATAAACAACAGTGCCTTTATAAGCATTTATCTCACGATGACCATCATCATAAACAACCCCACCAGTAATGTCAACCGTAGCAGCATCAGAACAAAAAACCTTTTTAGAATCTGTAATAACAGAGGACCAATCACAAGCATGGACTGTACTTTTATGAATATTACCACGAGAGTAATCATTCAATAAAATCTTTGCTTCTTCATTATTCGCATAAACATAGACATGATCATAAGCACAAACTTCAGCTTTACCAAGTACATAAACCTTAGCCTTATCTCTAAACTTTAAGACGTTAGGACAGTCTCCAACAAGAACTTCACCTTTATCAGTGCTCTCGTTAAAATAAACACCAGCAGCATTTATCTCGTCTTTATAATCATCATAAACCTCAAAAAGAGCGGTGATAGTCTGTTGTGGAACTTCTGTAATAAGTCCATGCCAATACTTAAGCCATACAGCTACCATCTCTGGTACTGTATTAGCTGCTGCCATGTCGGCTTGACTCTCCTTACAATTTCCACTCTGAGAAAGAATATCTGTACAGAGCTTCTTAAATCGTTCAAACTTAGCATCAATATTTGCCATAATCAAATCATTTATATAGCAAAGATAGGAAACAAAACAAGAGACTATGGGACAAAAGTAATTTAAAAAGCCTTCACTATCCATCACGGACAATGAAGGCAACACTACCAATATATAAACATAAAGCTACGATATAAATACCATTAACTACCCTTTATCCTTTCAAGTTCATCATTCTCTTTAGCCATATTATCCATGTGCTGCAATACAAGTTGGAAGAACTGATTATTAACCTCCGTCTCATCTAAACCAAGATACTTTTGCATAGTTGCCGTTGTACGTGTATAGAGTTCAAGAGGATTATTTTGCTTTGGCTGCCCTTTCACAGCTTGACGCTTAAAGCAACGAGGGTATTCTGTTTGCAAATAGAACATCATACCTTCCCACCAAAAGCGAATAACCTGCCAATCTTCTTCAGGAAAGTTCCTAAAGTAAGGCGCATAGTCTGTAACTTGATTACTCTGATATTCAAAGTCAACACGAATACGTTGTGTTTTATCTTCAACAACACGAATTTTAGCCTTATACAGGACCGCTAAGAAACAAGCACGAGCAAGATCCGTAGCCTTTTCTTGTTTCATCAAGTCCCTATCACTGACTTGATCACCCTTTTCCTGCATCTGAAGCAATAGGTTTTGTTGCGTAACATAATGCTCCATATAATCCTGAACAAAACGGTAACGCTGCCAAGTAAAGTCTTGCATTAACGTTTCAGGACCACGAAAGACACGTTTACGTCGCCACCAAGAACGTCTACGTTTTATCTCTTGGAATGGAAAAACAAAAAGGTGATTATTCCCTTCACAGTCCAACCAATCAAGCAGACCTGCACGAATAATCCGTCCACTATTCAAGTCTTTCTCTGGTTCAATCCAAGAGGATATTTGCCAAAGATAAAGGTTAAATACAGACGGGTCTTCACCTGTCAGCCGTTTACGACACCAACGAAAAGCACGATGCAACCAACTGAAAGATTTATCACGAAAGTGTACCACATAATATTGCCGTTCTACGTCAACACGAGGATTAATAGGCTCTACAATTTCAAGACCTGTAAAGGCAAAGAAGAGAGCTATCTTTACTTCCTTCAAGGAAAAAGGTTTGTAGCGTGTTGCTTTTGAAGCACAGGACATCAAAACACGTGCAACAGTACGGAGATCCTCCGTTGAACAGTCGTTCCAAGAACGTGGAAGACGAAGGTCAATGTGTCGTTTTTCTTCAAACATATTTAACTCAAAGCTGGTATAACAAACATTACATTCCCATCCTCATTGTTCTTAAATGTCGGTTCGTATGGTTCACGAACCTTATTTTCTGAAGCGTCATAGATAGGCGAGGCTTCCATAGCATCCTTGGCTAAGCTGAGAAAGTCTGACTGATACATACGTATATAATCGACGCAATTATTCACCATTAAGACGGCTTCATTATGAACGGTAGCAAGGTCAGGAGCAGACAGCTTCAAGAAGTTTGTTCTTGCAATAAGATGCTTTACCATCGCCTTACGTAAGCGATGAATAAGCCTTGCGAGTTTCTTATCTTTTGTACCTTTAATAGCATTGTCTGTAAGGAAATCCAACAATTCTTCACCTACAACTGGTGCAAGAATATCCTCTTGGATATAACGCAAATCAGGCAAAAGTGTAATATACTTCTCACGATTGTCATATATGTTCACGTACTCTTGCAGCACCTGTGCTGAAGGAATCAACAGAGAGCCAACAAGGAAGAAATATCGACTTTTCTGCCAAGCATCTGTAATTTCCTTTTTCTCTCGGTACTCATCAGTGTCTTTGCCTTCTCCAGTAACAGACGCAACCTCACGCATCCACTCTTCAAGTACAATGAGCAAGCGGTTTACAGCCGAATGAGATTCCTTATAACAAGTCTGTTTGTATGCACTGATAGCATCTTTATCAGCCTTACCATAATCGTCAGAAGTTGCCACGTTCACGCCCGAACCATTCACGCTGATAGCCTGCATATCAATAGCTCTACCCAAGGCATCAAAGCAGACACAACGCTGAGCCAACATTAGTAACTGTGAATAGGGTAAAAGCGTTTCATTACGTTGAATACTTTCAATTAAGGTCATAATGCCCGCTTCACCAATACCACGGTAATACTTCTGCAACAGCACGAACAATTCCTTTCCTAACTTTTCCTCAAGGAAATCGTGCTCGCTACTATCTATGAAACCCGTCAGAGTTTCTATAGCATCTATTGCGTTTGCAGGCGAATAAAGCCTAAGTTCATTAGTCGTTGTTATCAACATAGTTTATGCCTCCTCTTCTTTTTGGGTAATACCAGTTTTACTACTATCAAGCGTGGTAAGCACCTCACGATTGATACGCCAAACGAGATGCTTATCCCATTCATTAAAACGGCTCGCCACCTCAAGGCTCTTTAGCATTATCTTTTGTGTCGGTGCCATCTGAACTTGTTTCACACCAAAACGGATGCGCAAGTCAGTACCACTACTCTGACCAACAAGGGAGAGTGGGGTAGAGCCAAGCAGTTTCGCATCAAGTCCCATAGCCATAAAGATGATACTTGCCACCTCGGCTGTTTCCTTTTCATTCGCATCAGCGACCGACTTACTACTGCTCTCAACCTCTACGATTTCAAAGCTCTTATGCTCTTTACCATCAGTACCCATAAAGGTGAAGGCAAGGAGAGACTGACCGCTATTGTCTCGATTACTAAGCCACGTATTGATGTCCTTATACAACTTATCACGTATCTCATTCTGTTTATCAGCATCACTCTGTGCCTGTGCTTGAATGAAGAGTTGCTGCATATAGTCGTTGTGAATATAAATCACTCGACCAATAACATTACTATTTTTACGACGGTTGAAACGGTCAGAGATGATAGTCGCAATATACTCATACACATCACCAACAAAGACACTATGCCATGCTGGAGACGGATAGTAAGGACGACCTACAGTCGGATAACTTGAAGGGAATATGAATCGGGTAGGGCGGTTCTTGGCACTGACATTCTTATCTCGTGCCGTTCGCACAGCAGCTTTCAAGTCCGCCAATGGGGTCTGTATAGACAAAGCAGGATAAGCAACGACTTTAGAAGATGCTTCTTGCACTGACGCTACGGGCTGATCTAACCAACGATTACTTACATAAACATAATTAATCTTATTCTGGTCGTCCATACGCTCCAAACGGCAAGTATGTGCTGAACGGTAGCCAATACCTACAACCTTAGGTTTCCAAAGCGTTGTCTTTACCGGTTTTCCACGCTCATCAAGTTCTTGAGAGTTGAGTTGTAACTCTGGGAAACACATTCCCAACATCTGAGTATCACCAGAAAGCTGAAGATAAGTCTGTGCAAGATTGTTGCGCTCTTGAAACTCTGCCACCTCGGGAGCCGTTCTTTCCCACACAGTAAGGTCGGCTTTCAAGGTTTCAATTTCCTTATTAAGCTGTTCAATCAAAGCCTTATTATCACTCTTAGCAGTCGTTCCAAACGCAGAAGAATCACTATTCTCTAAGTTCTTAATCTCACGAAGTCGGTCGATGATCAAGCCAGAGATAAGTTTACTTGCCTCTGAATATGGAATTTCTTTCGTAGTAATATTCCCGCCAACATACTGTGTGTAGCGATACATTGGCTCAGGACCAAGACCCGCACAGAGGTCTGTGTTGAATTTCAAACCAGCCGCTGTGTAAGGAAGAATACCGCAAAGTAGAGAGACGACATTAGGCAATCTGTTGCCTACACCCCATTCCATCCATCCAAGCCCTTTCGTTCCAACGTCCTCGGAAACCGCTTGTTCTGAACCGCTGCTGGCAAAGAGTGTTGGTACGGATTTACGTACACCTTTTTCTCCTCCAACACCAGCAGTCATCTGGTTAGAAAAGAAGTCGTGCCAAGTTTCATCAGCAGCATCATTCCACTTAATACCTCCAGGACGAAGCACAGCATAACCTTGAGACTCAAGGTAGCCCATTCTCTCCTTTAGCTTCTCCGAGCCGACAACTCGGACTACGTTTCCCTTACTCTTAATCTTAGTAGCCATATCCTTAATGCGTTAAAATTCTTATACCATCGACTTCAATAACAAGATAATCACAAAGGATGCGTATCTCTTGACTTTCAACAAACTGTATCATTCGTTGATGCCTACGTCTATTCACCTTCAAACAGACCACGTTGCCCTCTTCAAGCCGTCCACCCTGAGTAACAAAACGTACAAAGAAGGGAACACGCTGTACATCCTGCGCTCCCTTTGGTGGGTTATATCCTGTCGTACGTAGTCCAGTTCGCTCTTCTATCCAAGAGAATTTCTCTGTATAATTGCGCAAAGACTGAAACGATTGCTGTGGTTGTTTGTACGGCATATCCTTAATGTTTTATTATAACAAAGGTAAGAAAGACGAAAGATAAAGGTAGGACAGATTTTAATTGAACCACTTTATAATAGGGTCGCCACTGAAACCTTTCTCCCAAACAAACCAAGCATAAGCAGTAGCACTGCCGCCAACACTATCAAAGTCACCATTCATCGCACACTTCAATCGTGACGTACTCACATAGACACGCTTAGGAGGCATAGCATCAAACAACACTCTACGATGCTTACCTTCCAAGAATTGTAGTTTAAGAAACATTGCAACCTTATGCCCCTCTGGTATTATCTCCAACGCTTTCTCAACGAACTCTTGTGCATATTTATAAGGAGGATTGGTAACAATGTCGCCATTCCATTCTGTGTTATCCTTAGAAAGAAAATCGGCAACAGAGCCATAGCCACGGTCTATTAAGTCACGACTCACAACCTGATAACCCCCATCTATAAGTACCTTCGATATGTGCCCCTCTCCACATGAAGGTTCAAGGATAGGACCTTCAAAGCGTTCTAACTTCAAAAGCAACTCTGTAGCCTTCGGTTCTGTTGCATAATAATCGTCCTGTTGACGTTCATGTGCGCAATGGTTGCTTGCGCCAATCGTCTTAAATAAAGAAACTCTGTTACCAGTCCAGTCTTTACCCATAATCTACTTAACCTTAATCTATAAACCACTTGCTATAGCAAGGGTGAACTACTTAAAGTTTATCAGTGATACCAAAGTGTACACTTTCATATCACGTAAGTGTACACTTTAGTACCTCGAAAGTGTACACATTTGAAATACACAAGAATATAGTTTACGTATATGTTCCACTTGGGAAACACATTCCACTCATACGGTATAAAAAACGCTTAACACCAATGAGTAATGTGTCGAAAGCATCTGTGCCATCCGTTCTGTATTCCAGCCTTACCGCATCATCGGCTTCCTCACTGAGTTTCTCTCCTGACTTGTCTTTTCTAAATCCTTTATAACCGATACTAACCTCGGCTGTCTGTAAAGCAACTATCAAAGCCTCGTTGTTATCTCTATTAAAGCGAACGGCAGGATAAGCAACACCAGCAAGGCACTCGTTAATCTCTTTGTATTTCTGTTCATGTTGCATCGGAGAACCCATATCTATAGGATGCACCGTCCAACCATACTTAGTAAGGTCGGCTATAATTGTGTCCTTATAATCTTCAGATTGCACAGCGTAAACTTTGAATTTAGCTGTAGAATCATAGAAGAAAAACACCTCCTTACAATGAGAACGATGAGGAGTGTAATACTTATTCCAGTCTTGCAACAGTTCACGCAACTTACGTTCATTCTTAACAAACATAGAAGATACCACGTTTAAGGCATCAACTCCATCACGCTTATACAGCTGTCCCGCTACAACCCAGTTTATGTTTGCATTGAAGTCAAAGGCAATAAAAAGCGGTTGGTTTTCAATAACATCACCATCAAGTGTACAATCCTTTACTTCCTGTAGCTCTCTAAAATCGGGTGTTTCGTATTCAGTATCTATCTTACATCCCCCGCTTACCGTACTTGCTATACGAAGGTGCATAGCGTTCTCAATAGCCGGACAGTCATCAGGTATGTAACCGTGAACGTGTTCTATATCAAGATTAGAATAAAAGCCGTCATTGCTCTTAACAGCCTTCATATTTCCAATAGAAATAGCAAAGACAACTGGCGGCAAGTCACGTTTCATCTTCGCGATATAATCAGCACCTATCAAGTCAATGTTATCAAACGTCGATGCACGATAGAATGTAAAAGCATTACAACGTAGGTCATTTATATGTCGTGAATATTTCTTTGAATTGCGAAGCATTGAAAGTTCAAAATGCTCGTCAGGAGTTATCAAGTACTCGTGATTAAAGAGCATTTCGGCATCATCTGGGTCGATAAGTTTATAATTGATAAGCATATCGACAAACGATTTGTTAATGTTCTTCCAGTTACGTGGTATAATCTTGAATGGTCCTTCATGAGCCATTGCCTGAGCCGCTAACGCTTGAATAGCAGCACGCTTTTCAGGTCTGACAACCATTACCTCACGCCCAGTTGCTTTTGCATTACGCAGAAGTTCATTGAAGTAAATAACCCTATCAGCATAATGTGTTAGTTCATTTTGTATGTCACGATAGGTTTTCCCCTTAAATATGCTGTCAGTCAATTCAAGATCAAGTTTATCTTCTTCTTTCTCCAGCCAGTTACCTTTAGCCGTTAAAGACGCATCAGAAGCAAAAAAAGTAGACTTATACAAAGGATTACTTTCTGAGAAAGCAGGATCTGCAAGCGGATGCGTTATACCAGAGAGAGCTGGCATAACCTCTCCGTCAATCTTAGACTTAGACATAAACTTGCACTCATCGGCCACTATAGAATTTGCGGTAATACTGTTTGCCGAACCTGAGACAGCCAAAGAGATAAGTTGCCAAATACTACCATTGGCAAACCATATCACGTTATCCCAAGTCTTAGGTTGTAGAATAGGTTTCGGTACCCAACGTGGCGGTCTTCCCCATCCAAAGTGTTCACCTTCACGTAAACCAAAGAAACGCTCAATAGCCGCTATCGTACCAGGCACAGTTCTTGTGTAAAGCTGCTTACGGCTATTGCCCAACCAAAGATTAGTTCCACGTGGCATACTCATACTAACAGAATAAATACGTGGACCAATAGAGCCATCAGTCTTTCCAAATCGACGAGCAGCAAGAAGACGGACATCCCGTGCATTCGCATAGAATATCTGCTGCTGTTTATGGTTCATATATACGTCACGTCGTTGCATAATCTTAGGTCTTTATAATGGACGTTGTTCTTGTGTCGGGTCGAAAACATCAGGAGTAAATTCCTTTTCAGTATCTTCTGCTGGCATTTCCCACGTACCATCTTCATTTTGGATCATATCCGTAAACTCCTTATCAGAAAGATTGAAACGCTTAGCAAGACGCTTACGCTCTTCAGGCGTATAGTTCACTCTATCACTCTTAATAATAGAAACATCACCTGTAATATTAATCTCTGTCGTAGGCATTTTAGAGGCAGCATCTTCTTTCTCATTGAAGTTGTTGTTAAGTTGCATCTTTATATCTGCACCACTCTTTACCGCACGGACATCACCCATCTTCATTCCTTCACGAATAAGCCAGTCAGACGCATCAACGACTTTTGCCTTCTCTATATGTTCTATACCTGTATCAAAACGCCCAACAATCCAATTGAACACAGAGACATCATTAGATATTTCTGTAAAGCTACGTGGTACCCCTTCACGGATATTCAGCAGACGAACAACCTCTAAAGCGGCTTCATCTCCCTCACCAGCCTTCTGTAACAAAATGGGATATTCACGAGCTGCAAGACGACGCATAAGGTCGGTAGGACGTATCTGTTTATCTTGCAACCATACTTGATAGGCTTCATAAACTAACTTAGCACGAAATTTCTGATCAAGGGTCATTGCCATACGGTCAAGGGTTAAACCACCCATTAACCACTTTTCTACCTTGTCAAGGTAATTTTGCGAAGGTCTGCTCATTATGCTTTTGTCTTTTTAGGTTTCACATAAGGATTATTCTTTGCTGCCTCTAACACCTTATAGTAAGGCTCTGTTTCTGCTTTGCCTATAAGTTTCTCCAGTTCTTTAATCCTTTCTGTCATCGTCTGAATACGTTTAGGAGTATTAGGCTTATCAGTGCGTAAAAGATACTTACGTATTGCATCAACACGACATTTCAAGGCTTTATGCTTCTCACGAATAGCTGCCTGACGAGGGTCGTTATCCATAATACTTTGAATTACCTTCTCCTTAAATCCTTCAGGCTGTCGGTCGTAATAAGGGCGCAACAAAGAGCGTAACTCTGGTATTTGTACCTTTCGTTTCTGCATCTGTTTCTTATAGGTACTATCCTCTTTCAAACGAACATAAACAGTAGCTAACTCATCATCTACATGTTCATAGATACGCTCATAGGCTTCGGTACTCTTAGCTGCTTCTTTAGCATAAACACTAACCTTATCTGGCTCAACACCAGCTTCTGCCAAAGCCTTGGCTTTCTCAGCGGCGGCAGCAGCATTTGAACGCAAATCACGAATGGTATCAACAGCCTCTTGCAAATCTTTACTCATTAACCATTTCCACTGATCAAGATGAAACAAAGTACCATAACCAGCAGCACCACTTACTGTATGAAGTGCAACAGGATCGTTCTTCATTTCGTCTTCTTCAAACAAAGAAGGGTGTTCAACTTCGGCTTCTTTCTGTTTTCGTTCCTCCTCCAAGGCACGAGCTTTTTGCTCTAACTTTGTAGGTCGACCACGATGACGAACAAGTAATTTCGGGTCTGAGAGGTCTATAGCCTGTAATGATACTTCCTTCTTAACCTCCTCTAAGACTTGATTAATACAACGGCGCATCGCTGTCACACGCCTATTATAGTCTTGGAACATCAAGGAATCAGCGACAAAAGAACGACAGAAAGGAAAGGCATTAATCAAGTTTAACCCATGTGCCATTTGCTCTCTATCTTCAGATGACCAAGCACACGACGCATCTTCCAACGCAGGAAACTTAGAGGCTACCCACGTTTGAAAATCAGCTATCCACGCCTGTCGTTCTTCTGCACTTAATGTAGAAAAGAGTTTATCCATTCGCTAAAAGTCTATGAAACTTAATGAAAAGCATTCTCTGATTTGCTTTTGTTCTATACAAAGGTAATAAGATAACTTCCCCTACATAGGACAAAAAGGGGAGACGACATAAAGCAAAAGACGTAACAACAGAACCTTTTTAGACCAAAAACTTATCCAAAAGTAAAGGACACGAAAAAGCCCCTCACGAACGGACACTTCCAAACGTGAGGGGCAACCCTAAACATAAAAAACCTATCAGTCCATTTATTAGGCTGGAAAAAATATCAACTTATCCACCAGGCATTACAGTAGCCTTGTTAGCAAGGAGAGAGTCCCAGCCACCTGTAGTTGGTGGGGTAACGTAGAGATGATCATAGCGAACAGGACCGAGCTTGCACTCGAAAGTCGTTGTACGTTCATCCTTAGCCTCCTTACCAGTATCAGACTTGATACCACCATCATCGAAACGAACGTTGCGAGTTGGGTCGTACAAAATCTGTGCATCTTCCTCACCATCAAGGAAGATGAAGAACAACTTGAGGTTATTCACTGAACGTGAATACTTAGCCGTGAGCTTACTAACTGCGTCGATAACAAAATGACCAGTCAACTCAAAACCCTTGTTATTCTTCAAAGAAGAGCCCTGAATCTGCTGAGCATCATCTTTACAGTCGAAACGATAAAGACCCTTACCGCTCTTAAACTTAGGGGTTGTGTAAACACCGTCGGTCAGTTTCATAGGTTCAAGCAAGTCTTCTTTCAGACCAACATAAACCGTAGAACCAAGACCAGCAAAATTCTCCAAGCACTGATTGCCGGCGAGAATATCACCCATAGTTGGGCACTGAACTGTTACTGCCATATATATAATCTTTTATTTCTTTATTACTAAAAGTCTTCGGCAGAGAAAGTCCTCTGCCGATAAACTTAATAATTATTACTTAGAGAAAAGCGCAACAATAGCGTCTGGATAACCAGTTGTTACAACGGTGATTTCTGGAGTAGTCTTACCGTTGCTCCATTTAACGAACTTATTGCTTCCCTTTGGAGTTGCCTTCAAAGTAAGTGTTTCGTTAGCAGCGTAATCCTTCTTAGGGTCTGGAGCAGCACTGTTGACTGTTACAGTACCAAGTGCATCGTCATTCGCTGAAACAGCGAAAATAGCACGAGTGAAGTCACCAAGAACAACCTTCTCAACAAGAGTACCGTTACTCATACAGAACGCAGAAGCAAACGGATTAAGGAGACGAGCACCCTGAATACTCTCTACCTGGAAGGTAATATCGAGGTTATCAGTATCGCTACCCAACTTGACAGAGATTTTGCTTCGACTGTCTTCGCTGTTTACACCATAATGGAAGTTCTCTGGGATGGTAGCAATCAACTTGTCACCTTCACCATAAATATCCGATGGAGCAAACTCAATGTTAGGGTACTCTGGTACGGTAAAGTTGTAAGTCTCGATACCGTTCACCTGAAGGTATCTTACACCTTGATTGCCGTGCCAAACGTTAGCGTATGCTCTCGCTAAAGCCGTTCCTGTCTTAGTAGAGCAGTAAACAATGACCTTGAGCTGGTTCTTCAATGAGCCATTCCACTTCTGTTGCCATGCACAAAAAGCGTCCCAAGCTGCGGTGTCAGTAGATGAAGTAGGAGCAGTAATAGCATCACAGTTAACAAGGTTACCCATTGTTTCACTGATAAGACCATCCTCTACATCATGCTTAATGCAAGTCAGGAAACCGTCGAACAAAGAAAGAGCACCCTTCGCTCCGTTCTCATCATTGGCAAGGTCGCCATGGAAGAGGTTGGCAAACAAGTCCTCACCATAGGTAGCGGTGATAGCCTTGAATGCTGCTTCTGACATAGGATAGCTGTAGTCTGAACTACCTTCCACTTGGTAAGGTGTCTCAACATAGTTATCCTGATTGTCGCTGAAGCGGTTCATAGTCTGCTTAGCTGTAAGAACACGCTCCTTCAAGAAGCCAATAGGATTGTCAACCTTTCTGCCAACAACTTTGCGTCGAGTGGTACCGCCCTTGCGAGCCATCACCGTTGCGGTGTTGCGGAACTGAATACCAGAAATCACCTTAATGTGCAGGCGGTCCATCTCTTCAGGACGGAAGTAGCTTGCACCCATGATAATCTGTGGTGTGAACTGATCAGCAATGTGAGTCAGTGCGTGAAGACCAATAAATTCTGCTTTTGCCATATCTTTATAAGTTTATTGAATAAATACTATTTATAGGAAGAATGCCTTAGATTGAGGTTTTAGAGCCAATAGTTGCCTGCAACTTACGATCGTACTCTTCCATTGCACGTCTGTTCTCTGAAGGCGACTTTGTAGGGTCATACTGAGGAACTCCAGTTACCAAGTGTGACTGCTCAGCACCAGTACCATTAGAAGCAGGACTTTCCTCGTCCTCAGTCTCAGCAGGGGCTGCTGTCAAAGTCTGAATCTGCTCGTCACGGTCAGCAATCTTCTGCTCAGCCTCTTTCAGAGTAGTCTTAGCAGCATCAAGTTCAGCCTTCAAAGCCTCGATAGCCTTGTCAGCGTCAGCCTTTGCCTCTGCCATAGCCTTCTCGTTAGCCTCAGTAAGAGCCGCAATAGCAGCCTCCTGCTCTTTCTTCAGACCTTCAAAGTCGTTGTTTCTCTCCTGTTCGGATGCCGCTTTCGTTTCCTCTAACTGCTGTTCCAAACCCTTAATAGTCTCGTTCGCCTTGTCAAGAGCGGTCTTTGTTTCCTCAGCCTGACCAAGCGTCTCAGCGAGCTTGTCGCACAAAGAGAGGTCGAGATGTGTACCCTCCTCTGTCATAACCAACTCGTTCACGCCACACGCAGTAGCGATGTTCTGATACTTCTTATCCATATTCAATTTTGATTTTGATTGTTCACTCAAAGATTCAGAGGCTTTATTTCCACGTTGCTTAGCCAACAACTTAATTCTTTGGAAACAGCCAAGCACTGTACTCTGACCATCCATAAGGATGCCCTTAACGTCTTCAGCGGCAAAGATTTTACCGTGTAAATGCTCGTCAGTCGCATTAGGACAGTTAGCCTTTACGTCTGCACGGAACTCAACACCTAAGGCAGCAAGGTCAGCGACAAGCAAGTCTGTCTTATCATCATTAGCGACATCACGAACCCACTTATTCTTTTCAAAAGACTCTGGGTCATAGAGTTCGTGGTAGGTCTCGTTTGTATATTCGTTCTTGCTACCGTCTTTCTGTGTGTAGAAAGCAGCCATAACACCAATACAACCAATTTCATCCTTTGGGTGCATGTAATAGCGTTCGTCACACAAAGCAGCGAGATACATACCAGCCGAGCAACACATTCCATCTACAAAAGCCAATACAGGCTGATTCCTGTCATGTGCATAGTCAATAGCCTGCTGAAAGTCGTTCTTTGCCCAAGCTGAACCGCCAGGCGTATTGATAACAAAGAGATGACCGAGACACAAGGGATTGTTAGCAGCGTCGAAGACCATATCACGAAATTCAATAGAGCCATAGCTACAAGCACCGCCATTACGTGTAATAGGACCGTCAACGGAAAGGACGTTAAAGAAGGGCTTAGTCATATTCTTAGGGTCCCAAGCATTAACACCTTCTTCATCAGTTGCATACTCAACAATACCATTACTACCAACAGCAGCGATATATCCCATAGACTTAACACCTAAGCCAAGGGAAGCATGTCCATTCATATTACGCTCAACAACTTCACGAATAGAATGAACAAACTCTGGTGAGATCATCCATTTGCGTGTCGTTAATATTTCAAGTAATCCGTTCATACAGTTTGGTTAATAAAATTGTACAGTGCAAATATATGAAGGCGGAAAAACGAAGTAAGGACTTATTTATAAGCGTATTTGACATTTTTGGGCAACATTTACGAATAAAAAAGCCTTGGAACTCTCACGAGCTCCAAGGCAAACGAACAAGGTTTTCTTCTGTCATTCAAGACAAAAAGAAAGTTATCCATGAACAAATCTATCTACCTTGTCAAAACACGCCAAAATGTTTTATGGCCTGCAAAAATACAAACTATACCTTATATTATATAGAACGAACTTATTTCAACTGTATCAAGTCACTCATAGATGACAATTTCACTTTCAACTGACAAGCACGAGCCGTAGCGTGGGTATCGTCAAAGTCAATCAAAGACGTATTCCACAACGAATAAGACAACCACCGAGTACCGTCGGCTTTCGTGTAAACTACGTGGAAATCAGCGTTTTTCAGATACACGATAGCCGCTGAAACAAGAGGTGCACCAAACTGAACCGATACCTGCAAATCGTGTGTATAAGTCAGTCCTGCCATAGAACGCGCAGTGCTAATCTTCAATGTAGGAACATCTGCCGCCTGTACATCAGTTTCACCCGTTAAGTCAATCGTCAGACAATGTTCACTAAAGACCGCACCTGACATCTCCGACAAAGCAAGATTAGCTGGCAAAGGAAAGCGACACTGATCAGCGGGATAGATTTCCAACTTAACTATATCATCAAGGAACAACTCCTTACAAGACAAACTACTATCCATATTTTAAGAAATTATAAGTCAAAATACTATCAAAAAAACACGAAAACAAACCAGCGTTAAAAAGATAGCTTATTTGATTAAATTATTTAACATTCATTTAGAAGATATTTAACATAAGGAAACGATATAAGAAAGATGTTAAGTTAGTTCCTCTTTCCCATTAAGTCGGGTTATATCCGTATTGTTTACAGATACACGAGCAAAGGAAGGCGACAGTGACTGGGATAACCAACGGTTCAGCAATCTACGTAAACTATCACGCTCTATCTTAGACGGTCCGACAGGGATGTCATAGTGAAGCATGAAGCGTTCAAGCATCTCAATGCGTGAACGTGATATACCTTTCTCAGCACAAAACTCTAAATCCGACTGATACCAAGTAAGCAAAGCACGTACGAACTCATCATGAAGTAGACGTTTCAACTGGAAGGAAGCCGTATGATCAAGCGCAAAGAGTGCGGTCGTCCTGTGCTGTGTGTTGCCTATCATTACCGTGTCAGGAATAGCAATACAAAGGTAATCACAATTATCCTTCTGCGGTAAGTAGCGTGTACTCATCATAGTACAAACCTCGCTATAGGTAAGCCAATCGTGGCGGTCACGCTTAACAAGTAAGTTGCCCGTAATAGGCGACTTGCCTGTAAGCATTGTGTTCCACACGCTTGCTGAATAGCATCTCGAGTGCGCTTGCAACTGTGCGCTGAGCGGTACCAAGGATGATTGCAGAACGAATTGCTCTTGTGAAAAAGAGCAGAACTTAACAGGGTCGTTCACTCCTAAAACGTTATTATCATCACGATTGCGGTAATAAGCCGCTACGTAAGACTGCACTTGTAGATAGATATTCGCCATAGTCCTTACTTCTTACTATTCTCCAAGCGTATCTTCTTTATACGTTCGAGATAAGTCTTCATACGGCCGTCCATATATTTCTCTATGCTTTCGGCATAGTCAGCAAAGATTTCCTTCTCTGCTGTTGACCCCTTATCACGCGTAGCTTCAAAGAAATCATTCATCTGCCGAAGGGCTATCAGCACACCGTCCATCTGTTCAAAACCCATAGAATCATCGTTGAACAACTCACGGAGTAAAGTGTTTACGTCCTTAATCTTACTTTCGATAATATCACAAAGAAAGACAGTTGCATTCAAGAGGAAAGAGATTTTATCTTGTTTTGCCAAAGATTCCTTGTCCTTAGGCAGTTCAGCATAATACTCCTTCAATGGTTTGTGTTCTATCGTCCCTACATGAACCGACTTCATTACCAACGTCTGTAACAGACGATTACCCAACCAAGTATCAGCCTCTTTCAAGGCACGAATAGCAGCTGGGCGGTTCTGCTCTGGCATACGATCTATACCATGATAGAGGCGGTTTCGCTTTTCGATACGTTCCGTCCATTCCTTCTCATGGAAGAGCATATCAAGCACATCCCCATACTCTTCACCTTTAAGATTATCAAGCGTAAAAGCGTGAACAGTCGGACTCATAAAGGTCTTAGCTATCTCACGAGAGTTAACTTTCTTCTTCTGTGCTGACATTAGCGGCCTCCTTTCTTGCTTTCAGCCTTGCCCTCAGTATTGAGAAGTTCACGAAGGAGACGAGAACCAGCAACAATGTCACTGAACGGGATGACAAAACTTTGAATATGTTTACGACAGAGTTCTCTGTCTTCCTTAACGGCTTCATGCTCTAATCTCTTAATCTCATCATCAAGATAAAAACGTGCCTTACGCAAATCCTCCAGTGCTTTTGCCTTATTGTTCATACCTTCTTCACGCTTTAAGCCATGTCGCCAAAGGTACTTAATCACGTTGCCAACATTGAAGTTATAATGTCGAACAATGTCAATGCACTCTACACCTGATGGGTGAGCGTTATAGTAACTTGGGTGTTCTACTCTGCTGTCTACCTTCTTCTGTGGGGCAGAAGCGGGAGAAGTCTTTTTTGCTTTGTTTTTTTTACTCATTTGTTTATATATGGTTTAGGGTTTATTTATCATAAGATTGCTTATAGAACGATAGGGCAACTACTCTTAAAAATGACTTTTCAATTCTCTGATAGCCCTTTCAAGTGAGGCGGTAACAACCTTAGAAGGCGGACAATCTTCAATTGAACCAGATCCACGTCGATAGGCTTCATATCTACGAAGCACCTGAAGGTCGTGCCAACGAAGTTCTTGTTTCTTACGCAGGTCAGCCTGTGTATCGCTATCGTTGTCTATAGTACGCAGGAAATCTGCCGCACGTTGTATGTAAGTATTTGCCTTGCTCATAGCTTTTCTTCTCGTGATTTTGAACGCATCTTAAAGAATACCTTCAATGGTGTTAAAAGTAAAGTGGTCGTATATTTCACGAAATCACCGAACTCTTCTAAATCTGCCAGTGCACGGAAAAAAGCGTATGGCACATACAGAACATAAGCAACCACGATATAGATAGTTACGAATGACATCATAAATCCACGTCCGATTATTCTCACGACTTTACTCATACTTTCCTTTACTTTCTCAATTACTACTTGTGCCCGTGTGCGGAGTCGAACCGCACTTTGTCCTCAGCTTTCGGCTAATATAGCCTTATTTCCTCTGCCTATCCGTGTGGCAGTCGCACGGGCGAAAAAGAAAAAGGTCAGTCCGCTTAGGCAAGTTTCAGTATGCAAGATAAAGACTCTTACGCAGACCGACCTTAACGAAGATTATAATAACTATAAAACTATAAAAAAAATGCCAGCTATTATCCCTCTACCGTTCCTCCAGGCAAAGGCGGATTGGCTTCAGCACCACCGCCACCAGGCTTACCGCCCGGCTGATGTTCCTTACCCTCCTCGACAATGTTGTCTTCCTCGATAGCAACGCCACGGTCGTCCACCTTCTGCCAGCTAACCTCTGCGGCAAACTGCTGACTGAACTTGATGCTCACCGTGCAACCTAAACGGCTTCTGCCATTGGCTGCATTGACCATCTTAGCCGTAGCCGTAACCTTGTCGGTATCTTTTACCGAACACTGAAGGTTAGGATAGACTGTTAAGAACTTGTCTCCTAAATTGCAACGGAAACCTTTCAGCACATTGCGCTGAACGACTTTCATAAAGTCAGTCACTGCCGCCTGCATAATAGAAGGCTCAATAGAGGTGTTATCACACGCCTCACGACAAAGCTCTGCAAAGGTCAGAGTGTCGTTAGGAATAGGAACAGCATAGAAACTATGCTTACCTAACTTTTTGTTTTCCCTTACGGTATATTTGACTCTTGCCATAATATACATTGTTTTTAAGGTTGAACATTAGAATTATCATCACAAAGATAGTTCATTTATAAACATACGTAGGGACAAAGTTTTTAGCGTTTTCAGTTGCTATAGCAAGTCACTTCGGGTTAGTATAGCAAGACGTTTAGAGTTACTATAGTAACCCGCTTAGCCTTGCTATATCACCCTTTTATGAGTTATCATAGCAATCTGTGCCGACTTACTGCCCTTCTCGTTTCATCCAGTTAGATTTCAACAAACTATCTACAACATATTGTGTCTGAACTTCATTGTCCTTCTCTATCAGTTCCTGGAGCCAAGCAGGGGTCTCTTTCCTTACCTTTGTAGCAGACTCAACACATTTGCGAAACAACTCAAACACACTTTCTTGTCGTAACATATTAAACAAGAGTATTTCAGATATTTCTGTCATATCTGTTTTTGCCATGCGAAGTATTGCGAAGCTATCCATATAAAGAAAATTTCTTCCCATACGCTCACATAAGGCATCCATAGCATTTAGATGCTCAACATACTCCTCGTTCAGTTTCATAAGTTCTTCTTTATCCATAAGAAACAAATATCAAATAAGAATAATAAACAACACAAGTTGACTATAAAAGTCTGCTATGAAAACTATTCTCCCCCTTCCTTTTCTTTCAATCCAAAGACATCAAAGATTTTAGTTAGAGCCACGGCTTCCACCTCATACTCCATAAGCGTCTTACCAAATTCTTCCTCAACCAACTGAAGCGCACCACGAACAGTCTTAGCCTGAACAAGGAACTTTAGCGAATGACGCTTTTCTTTGCCAGTTTTTTAATCAAGAACAATGACAGCCACCTGCACTTTGTACCAATAATCTGCCTCAGAATCCTTAGAGGCAAAGACTTCTGCATAACGTGCCGTGCGTACGGCGTCCACCAAGAAATCACCAGAAATATAATGCTTCATCTCTTCAGTGATATTCGTCTCAGCCTCAGTAAACGATAAGGCTGATACTAAATACTTCTCTGTAACGCTCTTCATAGAGCCATCCTCCATAGTCTTATCATACTTTACGGAGGTTTCAATCCATTTTTCTTTCATATAAAATCTATTGTTTAAATGTTCAACTTATTCTTTTGCCTATTCTTATAATACAAACCAACCTTCCTAACCTAATAGTTCTGTTTCAATTTCATTTATCACATCCTCAAGCGTAGCACAAGCGTCATACTCCCTCTTTAAGGTTAGTAAGACAGCAAGGGCAGCTTGCTTATAGTTTCGTTCTGTTGCTCGCATAGTTTATTTACGAATCTTTTCTTTATAGATACGCTTTAAGACCTTTAGGTCCATAGAAGGCTTCTCTTTCAAGACCTCAAGGAAGGCATCACGACCTAAGGAACGGTAATAGGGTTGAAAGTCGGCAAGAATCAAGTCGCACGGCTCACCTGCTGGGATAGCCATACCATCCTTTGCGTAATGCTTACTCTTTGGGTCGGACAATTCAAGGACACTGATACCCTCTTTGTTTACGATGATATAATGATGTCCATTGAATTTTATCTCACCAAAATGTCTTACAACAGACAACTGACTATTTGCCCAATACTCTTCTGCCATACAGACAGGTGTAATCTTATTATTCATATTCGTTTATTATTACGTAACAACATCTCTTTAATCCTCCGCAAAGCCTACCACAGTCAATTTATCCTTCAAGTCGTCCCAATCAACACCTCTGAGGTAACGCACAAGACGGGAAGGTTTCCCATTCTGCTTCATCGGGTTAATAAGAACATTAGGCTCAAAGTAGTAATTATAGCCAGCAATACGGAACTGACGACCATTATACTCGCAAAGAGTGCCCACTTCAAAAGGCTTATTCTCAGCAAGAAATGTCTCTCCGATACGTCCCATCTCTTGCTGTAACGCTAAAATTTGTTTTCTCTTCTCGGCAAGCAATGCCTCTGTTTCTTTTCTATTCATATATGTTATTCATACTAAGTTATCTATTCTTTGATTGGTAAAGGAAGTTTCTTAAAGCCACTTCTCATTACTTAGTTTTTACTTCATTCACATAATCCATGATATAAACTCATACAACTATATCCTCCTTCTGGTTCAAACATATCAAGCTGTGCGTCAGAACAATTTATGTAACAATATATTCGTAGCTTAATCAACTAATTCAAAGCTATAAGCTACCACCCATGGATTACGTTTCCACGTACCCCTGCCACTGATTTTATCAATTAAGTCTGCGTAGGCTCTTTGAGGAGAAGAGAAAAATTTAAGAATATTGTCATACATCTGTCTCACTTTACGTTTAACAGCGAAAAAGTAAGCATCCTCTCCAATAATTGAAAATATTTCAATAAATATTATACCTTCCTTAAGGCAATCTTCTTTAGAAATATCTTGTAAGCGTTCCACCTTAACATCTGTAAATTGGATGTGGCGGGGCATTAAGTCAGCTTTAACGAACATCTTATTGCTATTTCCTGGAACGCCATACCCGAACTTGTCGTATTGCGGTTTACCAATGTCATTGTAACTTTGTGCTATCGCTACAACTTCACCAACCTTATAAGGCAGGTGCTTTATGGTTTCTTCCCAATTACCAAGCGGTATATTATCTCTTAGTACTCGCCTTGTCATTGTCTTATTTCCATTAAGCACTGACAGCGTGAGGCAATACTTATCGTTAAACATTATTTTTTTCATACTTTGTTCTTTTTACAACATTCGCAATCTATATATGGACACTCCCAAATCTTTCGTTAAGGAACGCCACCAGCCTTACCACATCTACCCCGTCTACGCAATGGTAAACAAGGGGAGTGCAATTCTTAGGAATTTTAAAGCCACTTCTCATTACTTAGTTTTTTACTTCATTCACATAATCCATGATATAAACTCATACAACTATAACCTCCGTCTGGATCAAATATATCAAGAGGTGCGTCAGAATAATTTAAGTAACAATATATTTGTAGCTTAATCAACTAATTCAAAGCTATAAGCTACTACAAAAGGATTGCTATGCCATGTGTTACCACCGACAATTTTATACATGAGCGACGCAAAGGCTCTGCGGGCTGTTGAATTATATATCTGCTCAACACATTGTTTCTTATCACGAATAAAAGTCTTATTATAGAAGAACATGCTGTCACCGCCAGCAAAACGTTCCTCCCTTATGCCCTCTCGCATAACATCTTCATTTGAGATGTCATAGAGTCGCTCTATCTTAACATCTGTAATCTTAATATGATGTTTCAGGAAGTCAGCTCTTACAAACATCTTATTTTTATATCCAGCTAAAGTATCAAGACCTTTACCAACAATATCCGAAGAAGTAATCCACCAATCGTTTGATACATCGTTCCCTTGTTCCTCTAACTCATTATAAAGGTCATTGTAGCTTTGTGCTATAGCTACAACGTCACCAACTTTATAAGGGAGATGCTTTGCTGTTTCCTCCCAATTGCCAAGCGGTGTACCCTCTTTCAGTACTCGCCTTGTCATTGTTTTTACGCCTTCAAGTACCGCCTTTGTCAGACAGAACTTATCATTAAACATAATCTTCTTAGTCATAATCTTCTAATATTTTTGCTTTAATCTTCTTTGCTTGTGCGAAAGAGCCTCTCCAAGGCAAGCATCCATCGTACACTGTAGCCCATGGCAGATACCATGCACGTTTTACTTCTACTTCACAAAAAAATCCTACAGAAACAATTCTAACTTTCATACGCTTGACTTCATTAATTCAGGATCATTCATACTAAATTATCTATTCTTCAACTGGTAAAGGAAGTATCTTAAAGCCACAGTTCACAGCATTTCGCTCACGGATAGCCGAACGGATAGTATCACAATCATAGTAAATTACCCAACGTTCGTCACTATCAAACGACTTATCACCCAATATATACCCCTTCTTTAGCATATTATAACGTAAGCAGGTAGCCTTACGTGAAAATTGCTTCTGCTGTAGGATTTTACCGAGACGTGTCTGTGGCTCCATACCAAAGCGGATGCGCCTGCGTTCTTTACTGATAAGTAATCGAAGTTTCTCGGCTTTTTCCTTCATACATTTTCGATAGCGATAAGGACTTATCTCTTTCAGACGTGCAAGAGGATTAAAGCCCGCCTCACGTAGTCGGCGTGTAGCTTCCAAAGCAGCAGCGCAGGGGGTTTTACCTCGAAGTGAATTGTAGTAGCCATTCTCCTCACACACTTTCTTTATCTGAGCCGCCTGCCGTTTCTTTATTGCTCGCATACCAGTTTCACTCTTTGTAAGTTTCAAATCACGTGCAAAGCGATGCAAGGTTGATAGAGAGATGTTCAAAGCAGAGGCGAGTTTGCTATTCTCTTTGTCGTGAAAATGGTCCTTCAGCCACTCCAACTGGTAATCTGTGAGCTGCCGTTTATGATAAGGAGGAACAAACAAGGCTTCCCGTAATCGTTTGCGGTCTGTAGGAACTCTACTATCAGTCATTAGCGTTCGTCCCCATATCCATCTATCACTCCACGCTGTTGACGTGAAGCGAGCTTATCCAAATTCTGTTGACAAACGTCTTCAAGCGACCAGCCCATCACATGACAAAGGCCTGCAAGCTGCCAAGCAATATCGCCTGCCTCCTTGGCTAAAGCATCCTTTTCTTCATCCGTTATCAAGATAGCTTGAGAATGAAGTACATCACCATTTTCATCACGATGCGATGCGTGAGAAACATAAAGGTCACCCTTACGTACGTGCTTTGCTATCTTTCCAGCAAACTCACCAACCTCGCCCATAAGGTTAGTCAACATATAAAGAAGGTTGTCGCATGTGGGCATACAAGTTTTCATTGCCTTCTCTTGATATTCGTTCAATTCCATAAATCAAATTATTCTATAGTTTACATTTCCAGTAACATCAACTATTGCCTCTTGCAACTCATCTGCTATCATCTGTGCAACGAGCTTAGCATTCGGATGAGGTTTACCGGTCTTTCCCAATAGGCGAAGTCCTAATATATGTCGCCACTCAAAGACATTGTAGGTGTAGACGACACGAGTTGCTGCATCAAGGGGAAGGTAGCCACGAGCATCCTCTGCCTTTAATCCCATTCGCATCATCAGCGAATAGAATAAACCGGCAACACGCCAACCAAGGCGAGCCGTGAAACGTTTCAGTTTGGAAACACCAGAGTACCAATGCGGTTCACAGATAGCTATACCACCACGTTTACCAAAACTAACATAACGTGTGCTCTGCTCGGCGATGTTGTTAGGTGAGGTTCGATTGAGTTCGCGGCTCGTACTAATTTGTGTCGTAACACAAACGGTATAGCGAATCAATGCAAAAGCAGTAGGATGCTTATACTGCTTAACCTTTTCAACAAATTCAGATAGACTAACCTCATGCGGGTCCAACTCATTATGTATGTTAGGAGTCAACTCCATAAATGCCTGCACATTCATAGCAACAAAATAGACACGCAGCTTCTTTGTTTTCTTATAAGTCAGACCGATATACGGAGAGAATAACAAGCGAGAGATGGTAAGATAGTCGCTAACATCATCAAGCGAAAACACAAAGTACTTTGTTCCATGACGGAACATAGAGAGGTGATTGCGCTTTTCTAAGAAGCTGCACAACTCTTCAGCCGTGCGTTTTCCAGTTTCACTACCATAGCAAACACGTGCCGCACGAGCAACCAAGGTGTGCCAGTCTTCAGGACATAACCAAGAAGTTACATCAGGTTTAAGAATTTTCATTAGCTTAATCTCTTTTTTAGTTCCTCACAAAGGGTATCAACATCATTAAAGTGACCCATACCTAAAAACTCATAGATAACTTCCTTTAGTAAGGTCTCTTCGCCATTGTCATTTATAAATCTTACCACACTTTTGGCTTGACCATTATAGCCTGTATCAATAGCACTATTACTATCATCACTTGAGAGGTCTTTTTTCTCAACGAGATAGCCACGATCTTCTAAATACTCAACGAGGTCATCCTCGTCGATGTCGTCCAAATCAATTGGAACTTCTACTATTCTATTCACCATAAAAAATATTTAATTAAAAAGTTTATAAATTACACATTCTACTTTAAGATCTTAGCCCAAAAGACACGTCTTTCTATATCAGAAGCAAAGTGAAGTTTTTCAAAAGAAACACTACCAGTCCTATATATATTCCCAATTAAAGATATGAAAGAAGCAATAGTTATGGTCCCATTTCCAGAATTTTTCCTTGATAATACCTTATAATAACTATCACAAACCTCTGGGTTATAATTTGAAGTCAAAGCAAAAACACGATGAAAGAAACTCCTTCCTGGATTTTCACCTAATGATGCTAAAGCAAAACCGACATCACGCCAAAGATCATAACTATGAGGGAGAGCAAGATGGTCACGTTCCATTGCTGAGATAAGTTTATCAACAAACTCAACAGAGTTACCAACACTATGAGTAATATTAACTGCAGACTTTGGTTTAATGTATTCATACATTCCTTTATAAGGAATAGCCTGCTCATTAACATAAGGATGCTCATCATACGAAGCAAAACGGATGCGGGTTATATCGCTACAGGCATTATCAAGTACTATACCCATCGCAGCATATTCCTTTTGTAAAGCACGGAACTGCTCCTTATGATGTTCAGGATATGCCAATGGTATTAAAGCGAAATATCCAGTACCAGAACATGAACGCATATACATAGCGACCTCGGCACGATGGCGAAGAGTGCGCAGAATGGTTCCAAAATTACCGATACTTGTATTATCCCCAAGGTCAATATCTATAGCCACAAAGCCAGTGTGCTGTATTAAGCAATCACCTTTACGCCTTGAAAATAATCCTGAAAGCGTAGCACCTGGCAGCTGCTGTTTAGTCAGCTTATAGTCCTCGTGCTTTTTTGCTTCAAGTGGACCATACTCTGCCACCATATCCCGTAACCTTAGGACAGGTTCCTTCCAGCGTTCACCAAGTAGAAAATCAGCTATTGTCATATCACCTGTTCCTATTCTATCCTTAGCCGAACGATAGACACTACACTTCACATCAAAGATGCTCATACTTAATCTTCCTCACGTTCTTGATTATACTTAGAATAAATCCACTTACCAACAATTTCTATAAGCAAAGCAAGAATCCACAGCAGGTGAAAACCAACAGCAAATAGAAGCAAAGACCACAAAAAACTGAACAAATAGAACACTATAGTAATTGCTATTTGTGTTCCTATCTCAGTAAGATATGACTTATCATAAAGCCTTCCTAAAAAGAAACGCATCTCCTCGTCAGTCTTCTTACGTGTGAAAGGAAGGGTAATAAAGAAGAATATAACGAAAAGATATATCGCCATTCCTATCTTTATATATATACTATCCAGAAAAAGCAAAGCTAAGATATTCACTGAAGACAACAATAGTATCTCCAGAATAAAGCAAAGCTTCATAGATTTTAAGTTTTTATTCATTTATCAATGCTTTTATTTAATTCTATGCTGCAAAGTTAAACATTTACTTTAATTTGTCAAAATAAAGCAAAGAAAACATTTAATTCTTACAGCTTTTTTAACACTTACCGTATCTTATAACTTATATCAACTATCATCAATATTCCATGAAAAGTTCATTCAACATCCAAAAGGAGAAACTCAAAGTGGAAAATCTCCTTTTGCATTAAAATCTCCCTGACTTTTCACAAAAAGACAGAATCGCTTATTTTGTGAAAGACAAAAACGAATTAAAAAGATACAGAAAGACATAAAAGGAGACACAAAGGAGAAAACGAATCTCACTTATATCACTACAAATCAATAAGTTATATTTTAAAAGGAGAAAATAAGATATATTTTCATAAACTTATAGCGCACTGAGAAAAAAAATAAGTAAAGTAAAATAGAGAAAAACAGGTACATTCCCCGCTCTTTGCTATCTTCCGACTATCTGTAAAACACTAATAATCAAAGTGAAAGCGGAGCTTTAATTATTTACCATATACAATTTAAGGTACGGAAAAACAACGCTATTTGGCAAGAAAAATTTCTTCAAAATAATATATAGGGTATCAAGAAAAAACGTCTTTTTCTCCTTTTAAATACAAGAAATAGCATTTTAGATTGAAAATCAGCTACTTAAAGAAAAAGACGAGAAAATAAAAATCTCCTTTTGCATCCTTGAAGTCTCCTTTTGAGTTAAAACAAGGTGAAAAAAGAGGCGACTTGAGAAGACTAAATGTCAATAACAAAGGGGGTGGAAGAACAATTCTGTCCCTACCGAATAAAGACGAAATGTTAAATTTGCAACAGAGATTAGATGAACGAAGAATATAAACAAGAAAAAGGTATAGATATGGATTTTCTGAAGAAACTTTTCTCAAGAAAGACAAAAAGAGAGAGACTAAGTACGGACGCTTCACAAGTATTCGCTACATTGGAAACAATGGAAAAGAAAGGATTATTGCTGTGGGACACGAAGAACAGAAGGCTGTTCATAGCGGAGCCGTTAGCTATCCTTATGATACAAAAAGAACAGGGATGGGTAGCCTTCTTACAGAATGTAGCGTATTGGCAATACTATAAGGAAGTGCAAGACAGTTGGGATAGTTATATCCGTAATGAGGAACTGAAAGCTGTCAGACGTGCAAAAAGAAAGTATGCTATGCTGACCAAGATGGATATAGAACGCATCAGAAGACAGCGCAGGAGCGAGGTACAAGAGGCTGAGAAGAACGCTATTGAGATAAAGCCATTTGAATTGTTCGTCCTTGGCGACAATTACGAAGGGTCGTATCTTCAAGTTAGCGAAGAAACAACCAACGCTGCAAAGGAAAGTAAAGAAGCAACCAATCACGTCATAGCCGTAGGAGATTACAACCCTATCACGCAACAAGTGAATATGGCACTATGGAAAGATGTACAAAGTGCGATACAAGAAATCAATAGTGAGAAAGAAAGTATGCGTAAAAAGCATAGCGACATCGACGCACTTGCTGCTCGAATAGCGGAAGGATAAAAAAGAACACAAACTAACTCAACTACTATTAATAGCGAATGCCTACCACCTTTACAGGTGATAGGCATTCTTTCAATTAAATACTTATGGCGCGAGTTTAATACACTCTAAAGAAGTTTCTTATAGCGTTCATTTTCAATGCACTGTTTACGAGGAGATACCTGGTTAAGTTCTAAGCCCAACACCCACCAACCATTATACATCATAGGAATAGTTGCCCACGAAGCATTATCTAAATCCAATCCTCGCAAAGCCTGTAAGTCAACATCACTAAACACCTTGCCTGTTATAGGACATTCCCCTTTTCTACGAACAGAGAACAACCATATAAGCAAGTCATTCACCCACTCGTCCATTTCAACCTTCAGAGCAGCAGCATTATCATCGTCCTGCTTTGCCGACTTAGCCAGCGACACCTGTGGCTGTTTAGCAAGGAAATATAACGTATGTCGATAATGAACCGTCTTCAAAGAGTCGTGCAATTCAGCATCTATCAAAGACGAGTAAGCCAAAGCTGGTGAAGCAGCGGTGTTAACATTGCGCACAAATTCATTCTGCGTATTGATAGTATCAATGCGATAGAAAGATTTCGCCTTACTACCCTTTTCAGGATTATGCGAAAGCGGACGATAAATTTGTGCCCAATGTTCAAGTATATTATCAAATCGTGAAACCATACCAATACTTTTTTATTCTCCAAAGGACAAATCCAATAGAAGACGACACAAAGATAGAAAAATAAAAACAACGACGTGGGACAAACCTACAAGTCACGTTCACGTAAAATCTTAGGTACGTCCGTATCATGCCCAGTACCTCCACCAACAATGCAAGGAGAAAGGCCAAAAGGAAACACGATTACGCCATTCTGAGAAGGCGAATATCTCCCCAAGACTATCAAAGACACATTTCTTTTATTCATATTCAAATAACAAACAATGCGGACATTTGTAATCCGTCGAGCGTAATGCGGGCGAATGTGAGAGCCACCCACTCCACTCTATTTTATGGGATAAAGGGTGAACGGAAGCACCTATAAGTCTTTTTCTATCCATAACCAGTTATCTTTAGAAACAGAAGTGATCGTATTCGTAAACACGCCACTACCTGTCTCAACAACCTGCAAGAACGTTTCTCCACTCCTTGCCCGTTTCTTAGGAAATGACGGGTTACGTCCACGACTCGCACTAATACGTACAGACGAAGAAGAATCGGACGGGCGCACGTCACGAACGTACAAAACAGGACAGTTACATATCATATTCACACAAAACCACAGTCTTAGGGAAATGCGATAAAGAAAGGAAATCACTTTTACCCATATACTCATACCGAGTATTTAGCGTACAAGCGACATTACCTGTACAAACATTCACAGCAACAATTTGACCCCAAAAAAGAAATTTAGGCACAGAAACAGCCGTCGAGCAAAGACTAATCAAATTCATAATCAACAATAACAAAAAACACAACACCACGGATTACTGTTGCAGGGGGATTACGACAAGCAGTACAACAAAGTTCACCTACGCCACTCTTCTTATCGTCATCCCTAAAAAAACGAATATTTCCATTTGGCAACCACTTCGCACGAATAGACCTTTCTCTACAAGTCATACTCAACTAATATTTTCTGAAGTTTAGTGTTCATCTGCGTCTGTAAGGTAGTACTAACCCCTTCAACAGAAAGAACCACACGATCAGATCTATACCAAGTTATAAACGGCAAAAGACCGATGACACAAATATTATCTCCACGCATTATAATCCACCAACATTAATTTATCCTTATAAACACCAGTAATAGCATTCGAGCAACAATCGGGCAAGGGGAGGGCAGTATATCCGCAAAGCGGCACATAGCACTGTTGTCGCCATACAAACGACGAACAGCCTTGCCCTCGTTAGTCCTACGATTTTTCAGTACCACGCACCTTAACAATCTCCGCATCTGACAGCTTATGATCGGTTACAAGATAATGAATACCTGCATCTTCTGGCTTTTCATTAGCCTCGAAGAACTTAACAACGCTTTCTGGCTTTAAGAAATAAGATTCATTCACATCCTCCTCAAGAATATCAACAATAGCTTTGTCGAGACGGAAAGGTTTAGGAAAACGATAAGTAGGGAGATTTAAGTCATCACGAACTGAAAGCATAAAGACACGTTCACGGTTCTGTGGAACACCAAAGTCTTTTGCATTCATAATAGTCCAATAATTCGTATAACCACAATCCTGGCAGACCTTCTGCCATTCCTTGAAATCTTCGAAATTAACCTTATTAACCAACGCACGAACATTCTCTTGCAAAAGGAACTTAGGACGCAACGCACGGATAGCATTCTCTGTGTACCACAACACAGAAGAGCGAGTACCGCTATCACGTTTAATACCTGTTCGTTTTCCCGCTTGAGAAATAGACTGGCAAGGAGTTGAATAGGTAAGCAAATCAATATCTTCACCATTCAGAAACGACCAATCTGCTTTGGTCATATCACCCACGTTACGGTCAGCAAACTGAGGAAAAAGAGAGTTATGTGCCACAACCGCCGGCTGTTTCTCCAGCGCAGAACGACTTTCAGGGTCAAACTCACTCCACGCCTTCAAGTCGAATGACACATCATAACCCTTCTGTTTAGCATCTGATATAAGACGTTCCATAGCTAAACACTGTGAATCATAACCTGAACACAATGTAACCATATTGATTGTTTTAGGTAATGGAGCACGAAAAGTAGGTTCGTCAAACAAACTCATAACATCACCCGTCTGTGGCTGCTCGTATTCGGTCAGCCATATATTACGATAGATATAATAAAGGCAATCGACAACGATAGAGTTACCAGCCAACTTATAACAAGCAGATTTACTCAATCCACTTTGCTTAATCTTCTCTATATCATTATCGCTTACACCCATTAAGCGGAAACACTCGGTCGGTGTCAACTTACGAATATCGAAGTAACGCACAGGATGCGTAGGGTCTTTCTTTCCCAACAAGTCAGGATGCCCATCGGGATAAATCTTTGCAATCATACTTTTATTAGAATTATTATTACTAATGCACACAGAAAGAGAGGTATTACCATTTCCACCAGCCGTGGAGGTAATCGTATTACAAATGTCTTTAAAGTGCCAGTTTAGAACCTTTCCATTATCATCACGTGTCCAACCAACAAATTTACAAATCATATTCAACCATTACAGCGGTCATAGGATAATGCTGTGTACCTATAAGATTAGACCAATCCATATTACCATATCTGGAAGCAAGTGTTACTACACAATTATCGATTGTCACACAGATAGGTAATAGTGTCTTTTTATCAAAATTTTCAAAACTATATTCACTCAACACACAAGATGCGATAAAACCATCAGAACGAAACAGGAAGTTCCGACTACCCATCTTGTAATAGTTCGCTTTAAGTGTTCTTACTACCCCCCCCCATTTCTGGATTAAAGATAGTTCTACTTATTACCTCTCTCTGCATCACTCGTCTATCCTTTGCCAGTTACAACCTTCAGCAAAGTCACGTGTAAACTTTCGAGAAACGGTAGCACCGAGCGTAGTCTTTGCTTTTACCACTGAGAGATCATCAGCAGTGGCAGCGTGCGTTTCTGTATCGGTAAGCGTACCGGACAATTTTGGGAAGATAGTAACAGGTCCGAACTCTACACGAAAGCCACGAGAGAGAAGTATTTGCGCACGACTTGCCAGGCGTTCCATTACGCCACGAATCTCGTGAGATTCCATGTGCGACTTAGAGGCGACATCTTCGCAAAGGTCGCTTAAAGAAATACGTCCGTTAGATACGGCAGCTAAAGAAGCATAATGCTTACCAGACACCTGTGAGCGTCGATGCTGCACCTTGTATTTGATTGCCATTCGTTTCATATAACAAAGATAATTAAACGTTATATTTTAGTTAGGACAGATATATACCTACGGAAACTGAAAGTGTACACTTTGGTGATACTAAAGTGTACACTTTAATGATGCGAAAGTGTACACTTTTGAGAGTTGAAAGTGTACACTTTTATGCTGCCAAAGTGTACACTTTTGGTTTACTCTTAAAGGCGAAGCGGACTAAAGAATGACGTGAAGACGGTTATTCTTTATCTTTAAGGAAATCAAGAACGAAATAGCGAGTAGGGTTAACAGGAAAACAAAGCTGTGTTGTCCACGTCTTGTTTTCATATTCGACTACCTCATAATGTCCGCCGCCATACTCGCACAAAAGCAATGCAGGACAGGTTGGACGTGGATAGTCATCAACTGAAAGCCAAAGTTCCTCAGGGAAATTCTCCACTGCGGTTAGCCATTCATAGGGCGAGCGTTGCGGACAATCTCCATAAGACAAGACAGGACGGCTACCCTCGTAAAGACAATGAAGTCTCACCGCCTGCAAAGGAAAGCTATCATTAATAAACTTTCCAAGCAAGTAGATACCTTCTACAGACAAAGGCATATCGCCTACCAACATCTCCAGACTTCCAGTCATTCGAGAGACAGACTTGTCGAAATAATCAACGCACTTCTTTTCCAACACATGTTGCTGTGCAATGCGTTTCTTTTCTTTCTTCTTATCAAAATACTTTTTGAAACTAAACATAGGTCGTTTAAGTTTAAGGGTTATTTACTTTCGCTTTATGCGGTTTTTACGTTTACGATTGCGTCTATTCGCATACGGGGTAGAGCCTTTTCTATTCTTTCCTTTATGTAAGAGAGAACTTAAAAGTTCATGCTCATCGAATAGAATACTACTCCTAAGAGGAAACGAATAAGGGAGAGGGAAGTTCATCGTCAGCACTATCTAAGGAATGGAATATCTTCATTTGAAAAATCCTTTTCGTGTTTAGAACCAAGACAAGTAAGTTGAGTATAACGCTCCACAAGGGCCATCACCTCAGAGACAGCCATTTTTATCATCTCTTTTCGAGAGAGTCTCTTCCCACCATTATCATCATCAAATTCAGGGATAGTTGGACCTTCAACCTTGAAAAACTTGCAATTAGGACAAAAGAGCCTACCGAAAGGTGTCAAGGTGGAAAGGGTTGCAGTATCAATATTCCCTTCAAGAGATTCGCCACAAATAGGACACACAAGTGTCGACGCATACGAACGAAAGCGGTTTACCTCTTTAGCTGCTTCTAAGAGTTCCTTTATATCTTTCTCTTTCATAAGTCAGGTATATTATTCTTGATTAATTTCTTTTCTTAACTCTCTATACAACGCTGTATCAGTTCCTTCGACTCGGGAAGCGTTATCAGAGGCATCTAAGAAGATCCTTGGCAAGTCATAGACGTTAGCCAGACAAAGTTCCAGACGGCACCCCTTACTAACAAGAGCTCCCATCGTAAAGGCAACAGTATCCGCTTCGCCTAAGAGAGCCTCTATGTCAGCACCCATAAAGGCTGCATAACGCTTACGTTCAGGGAGACTCCAAACCTCCTTTGGTAGTCCTGCTGATATATCAAGTGGATTGATGATTTCCCAGTTCGGGTGTGCTGCTGATAGCGTTTCTACGATGCGCTTGCCGTCAGCAATCGCCTCTTTTATAGGGCGACCGCTGATAGGCATACTTAGATAGACTTTTATCTTTCCCATAAATCAGACAACCATTGGCATTACCATACAGATTAGCGCACTATTGCCTTCCTCCGTGAGAACAAGCGAATGAGAAGCATCAATCAACTTGAGCACAACATTAGTTGATGCAATAGGAGAAAGCATATTCATCAGAGAAGACGACTTCATACCAATAGTGAAACCATCAGGGATATTACTATCCTCGCCAAGAGGAACAAGTTCGTTAGCACTACGAGCAAAGTCCCTATCCACTGCTTCTAACAGAAGACCATCAGCCTGCTTAGTTAGCTTTACAAGATTGTTCACCTCGCTTGCCATCATAGAAACACGTCGAAGCGACTGCTTCAATCGGTCACGGTCGAGCGTGATATGATAAGGTTGTTCTTTTGGGATAACGCTTGAGTAGTTTGGATAACGCTGTTCACTTGTACGGAAGATAAAGGTAATGTTATCCGCAGATACCGTGCAACAATAACCATCAAAAGAGATCTTCACTTCACTGACCTTATCGAAAGCGGAAAGGAGAGCAGATATAAAGATGTTCGGAACAGCTACGCCCGCAGCCTTACCCTCGGTAATGAACGGAACACCATGCTCCCACACATAACGGAAAAGATTGTGTCCATCTGTACCCACGAAAGTAATACCGTCATCCTTAATATCCAAGTAAACAGAACTTAGTGCAGGGCGAAACTCACTCTTCTTTGCCGATGCTAAGAGCGCATTACTTACACAAGGAAGAAGAATGTCAGTAGGCACAGAGACCGTAACAAGATTAGCATGAGACGACTTCAACACAGGGTACTCATCCGTGCCAAAGCCGGCAAAAGCAAACTCTCCTCCGTCATAATACACCTTGATTTCACGAGTTTTGTCATCCACCTCGACTGTGATAGGCTGCTCAGGTAAAGCAGAAAGCACCTGAAGGAACTGCCCGTGAGGAATACAGATAGGCTTGAAGGCTGTGCCATCTACCATAGTAATATCAACCTTGACAGTCATCATACTCTCGGCACTTCCCGCTGTCATCAGATAGACCTCCTCCTTTGGGTCGGGTTTAGTAATCAGTACGTTCTGGAGGATAGGCATAGGGCAAGACTTCTGAATCACCTTACCAAGAACGTTTAACGTGCGGACCATATCCGCAATAGGAAAAGTAAATTTCATATCGTTATTATTATAAATTGTTATTCAGAAAAAGCTGCTGCTGCCGCCCTACTCTCTATCGGAATAAGGGCGCGAGACGACAAGCAGCGAGCAGCAGATAATCAGTTTAGAAAGGCAGGTCTTCCTCGTTTGTCGAAGCACCTGCAAATGGGTCTTCATTAGGCTTAGGTGCAACGTAACCAGAAACTCCCTGTGCAACAGGAGCCGTATAAGCAGCCTGTGGCTTTGGTTGAGCCTTATGAAGATAGAGGGAGCAAAGGCGGAAGTTCATGCGATTTCGTACAGCCTTAAAGAGAGAAGTATTCTCATCCGTCGGGTCTTGTGTAGTCCATTCAGGATGCTTACCACCGTCAGCATCAATCACCTTCTTAGCCACAGCCTTAGCATAGAACTTAACAAAGTCGGGCGTAAAGTTCATCACCATTTCATGACTTGGTACGTCTTTTTTGTTAGGGTCGTCGCCACGTTGGATTGCTTTCTGACGGATAGCGTTACCATAAGCCTCATTGTAAGGCCAGATATTCACACGCAAGACAGCCATCTGTTCATGGGTTTGAGGGTTCTCCTTGACGGAAATCTCATTAAAATCTAAAGGGATACAAACGTAATTACGTTGTGCACCATTCTCTTCCATACTCATCAACTTAGCATCTTTTAGCTTTAATAAGTCGATGTTTCCATTAAAACTTGCCATATTGTTACTATTTAATTAAAAGGGTAAATCTTTTTCATCTACTGCGGGAGGTGCGGAGGTTGTTGTTGTAACAGTGCCGCCGCCACCGCTATATTTTCCTTGTCTACGATCCTTAAAGTCACGCCAACGCTGACGCTCTTCCTCGGTAAGAGCAACCACATTGCCTTTATCATCGAGGATAGGCGCAGGGTCAGGTTGTTTCAAGAACTCAGTGTAAGTTGCCATCAACTCATCATAATCGGCAGGCTGCTTGTCCTTTGTCCGATAGAAGTAAACAGCGTGTTCTGTGCGGACTAACTCACGAACCTGCTTTGGCTGAATTGTCGTATCACCTTCCCACTCACGTCCCTCAAAGTATCGACGTGTACACCAAGCCTGGTGCGCAAAGTAGTTTGTCTGTTCGGCCTTGCTTGGCTGCCCGTTCTTTGTCTTTCTGAACATCTGCGGTGGGTTCATAGTGATACCACACGTTTCGCAATAGTCCATAACACGACGCTTGAAAGCCTTTGTAGAGAACGAATCGTTTTTATTCTTAGACGCTTCGGCATAGTCAGCCTTATACTCCTCCAACATTGAATCAAGGTCGATTGGTACACCGTAAACATATTCCTGACCAAAGAATACACGAGCGAAACGCAAGAAAGACTCTCCAAGCGACTGAGTAAGCGTACGCTGCTCCATATACTTCTTCTGTGCATCAACCTTTTCATCAAAGCGCATAACGAACTGTACAGCAATAGCACAAATCATAATGAGCTGTGAGCGGGTGCGGTTGCTCATTCTGTCGAGTGACACAGGATTAAAGTCGGGCATCACGTCAGAGATATATCGAGCAGCCTTATTTTTCAGAATATTTTCGCCACTAAATCTATGACTGAAACCGCCTAAGCACACACGGCGCATAGTTGAATCGTCCATATCAGAAAGTGGATAGTTACTTGAAACTACGTGACCAGGACCTTCAGATAACTTGATTTCCTGTGGATCAACAAATTTCTTTTGTGTCACAAAAGAGCCTGTTGCGTAGTTGTAAAGCGACTTAATAGAGAAGTTCTGATTGACATCCTCCCAATGGACCACACGATGATGACGATGTACATAACGGGAAAGCGAGAAACTAAGGTCACGGCTCGGCTCTATATTCTTACCGTCAATATCGAGGATATAACAGCACGAACCGGCAAACATCTTCACGAAAGTACTCTTACCTGAACCACCTTCTGCACGTCCGTTACTACTGACAGTATTCTCGACAAGATAAGGAATACAATTCGACTTACTTTCACGGTAACGCCACAATACACGTCCGAGACAGAAGACAAGGTTTGCCATACGGCCGTCCAACTCAAGTTGTTCTTCTGAAGAAAACGTTTTACCAGCATGAAGAAGGTCTTGTTCTGTCTTCCAGTCCTCGTTAGCGAAGCCACGCAATACACGCAAAGACGGACACATATCCTTGTCTTGCTTACCTTTCCAGTCCACCATCCAACGATGACCTTGTGCCCAAAGAGCAAGCTCAGTGCTTTCGCTTGCAAGCTGCTGAAGAGTGTAAAGCGGTTGACCGTTGTCATCTTTCTGTTCACGTTTAGCCTCTATCGCCTTCTTTCTATCTTGATAAACAGGATTTTCCTCAATAGCGAAAGGATAAGACTGTGGCATATAGAAAGGCCAAGGCATTACCTCACCACGATCGATATTAAAGTCAATCTGCGAATAAGGTACAAGCGTTATGTCGTCCTTAGTAATACGAAGAGCACCATTCTGAAAGTAGAAGTAATCTACATCTGGGCCATAACCGTCCTTATAGTTTACCTGAACAGCAGGAAGCGAGCCGATAGTTTTCTCGTTCACCTCTCTATTATCACGACTGATAGCTTGCACCATCAGGCGATAGTCTTCTGGGTCTGAATTGTTCTGGCGTGCATATTCTGTCAGACATTCCTGCACACGCTGAACCATAGAAGGAGCGTCTAACTCGTCAGCGAAAGGTCCACTAATATGTACAAAACGACCGATTTTATCAGTAGACTCCATATCAACATCACGCACATATCCTTCAGCAGCCATGAACTCCCAGACGGTAGCAGGGTCAATCACGTAATAGTCCTCCTTCACTCGTCCACGTGTATCTCGTTTCTGTTTCTTCTCCATAGGACAAGAACTTAAAGCCGAAGTTATACAAGCAACAAAACGGCGATCAAGGTCGTCATCATAGAGGAAGCTCTCTTCTTTAGGCATACGATAAGCTAAGAAGAAATCGCGAACGGTACGAACAGGACGTGCAAAGACACGAGGAGTGCGGAGATAAAGACGGTCGGACATATTAGGAGGCAAGGACGCTCTCAGTATATCACGATAACGTCTTCCTATAGCACGAGCAGCAAGGACACTACGATTGTCGTTAGGAAAAAGCGTATAAACTCTTTCAGCAAAGCGCGACAACTTATTATAATGTACAGGTGAGAAATCGACCTTACCATAACTAAATGCTACGTGGAACCATTTCTGCTGTGTCTTAGGAAAAGTGTATCTAAGAGCTTTCAGATGATAATAAGTAGCCACTGCATCCTGTGGAGTCGTGCAATAAATTACGCCTTGCGCCTTGATGTCCTTGTCTTCGATAGGTTCTTCTGTTAATTGCCAACGACCGTTAGGCATGCCGTCTTTATCTTCCCCCTCAGCCCAGACCTGTTTAGTTTCAGTCACAATTTCATCAGGATCAAGCGTATCTATAGCACGACGAACAGCGGTAGACTCTGTAGTACGGTGTTCTACAGCAAAGGTAAAGACCCTATCACCTGACAACCATCGTGACACTTTGGAAGGTTTAACCTCTTCATCATTACTAAAGACAATAGGCGGCACATCCATAGCAGGACGGAACACGCAACCACAACGTTCATCTTCTGCGTCGACGTAAGCGAGGAAGAGAGGATTAAATGGTGTTCCATAAATCTTCTCGCTGACGGGTTCACCGTTACGGTTGACTGCTGGTAAGGTACATTCTGTAAGGGAATAGATAGCAAAATCCTGTTGAATAAAGTAAGGTTCAAAATGCCATTTACTATCCAGTCGGTCAGTATCAAATCCAAAGTGAGCCTTATTGCTACTATTCACCCATACCGAACACCCAAGAGCTGTAAGTTCCTGTGGTGTAAAGTCAGTCTTTGGTTGGAAATCGAATGACGTTAAAGGACGGTCGCTAACACCACGATAATCACGGTGCAAGATAGACGGCCACCGCTTCGCAATCTCGTCTTCGCTGTACCCACATTTCACGGCAAGTTCACGGCACACCTTGCGCAAGTTTTCTCCCTCTACGGTGATAGAAGATGCGCATCCCTTGTGTTCGCTCCAGAAGCCAAGGTTATGAATAGCCGCATAGAGTTCGATAGCACCATAGCCCTGTCGTTTTGTGCGAGTACACATCCAACGTGAAACAGGGTCTTTGTATAATCCACCTCTTTCATTCTTATAGATGATAAAATGAGGAGTATTAGCACCATCGCCCTCTTCCTTACTGAAAGGGCACCAGCAAGCCGTCTGCGTGTCGTCATTCTGAACATCAGCAGGACGAACAAGCATCGTTAGCGGCAATGCTGCTATCTCCGAGATAAGAGGGTCAAAAATCATATTGTTCTTTTGTTTAGAAGTTTATTAACATTCAGGCTTTCATACTTTATCTTAGAATAAGCAGCCCTGTGTTATAAGTTGGGGAGGTTCTTGATGAATAGGGATAAACAAGCGTTCCTTAACTACTTTATAATCCGAAGCCGAGAAGGTGTTCTGGTGTTCCCATTCAGCAACACAAAGAAACTGGTCAGCAGGCATCTCGAAACTACTGATGAATACAGGTTGTTGTTGTTCTGCGCACCAACGGTAGAAACGTTCGTAATTAAAATCTTCAGCAGCAGTATAGACATTGGTACCCTTATAAGGAATGTCGCAATAAACAACACTGTCTTTAGGAATAGCAACACCCGCATAATCAACAGAACTATATGAGAGTTCAGCCCATCCACACGAAAAAGGAGAATAAGATAAATGTACACAACGCTCAAGACTCTGTAGTCTAACAAGATTTTCAGTCTGTTCAAAAGACTGACAATCTCCATCGTTACAGAAGAAGTAAGTCTTTATAGCTCGATAGCGAGATTGATTTCCTTTTATTTCTTTAAGGAAAGAAAAGTCATGACCCAGTTCTAAGCCAGGACCGTAATCATCAAAAACTAAGGCATAATGAATAGCTCGTTTTAGGGGTTCACGTTCACGACTATAAAGATAATCACGCATATTATTACCGAAACTCCAGACGATTGCCACATAAGGGTCAGTATCCTTCAACTTGTAAAAGTCCTCTCTACTTATCCAACGTTTTTCATTAACGTATTTACCTTCCAAGGCAGCAACGAACAACTCAGGACACATCCAATTAATATCATTAATATGAATTGTCTTAAATTTACGGCGCAATAACGCAGCATGCGAAACGGCACAACCACCGCAGAACAAATCAAAGAAATGTTCTTTATTCGGCAGAATAGACAGGATGCGTTCTGCAAGTCTGTTCTTACTTCCTTTATAAGGTAATCCGTACTTCATCCGCCTTATCCTTCATGTTTCACATTATCCACACCATGAAGCGCACACCATGTACTCCAAGCCGTAAGTTTCGCATCATAAAGAGCATTATGCGCTAAATTTACCGACAAACATTCAGGTCTACGAAAACCATTGCAAACTGTGTCATATACCTTATTATAATCCTTATTTATCAAGGATAATGCTTCTTCTTTTGAGTAAATAGATTCACGTACGAAAGTTTCAAGAACAACAGAACGTGCATCACGGATAGCATGATAGTTTACAGGGAAGTCTATATCGAAAGTTTCAAAAGCATTGCGAAGAACTGGCACATCAAAGTCTGAGCCTTGTGCCCATAAGCAAATACTCTCCGCACTGGACGTAGAGCGAATTTCTTCAAGCCATGCTTTAAAACTTAGAAGAACATCTTTTATATGTTCAACATGCTCGCTAAGAATACTATTCTTCAAAGCAGCATCTCTATTGCTCCACCATTTACAAGTCTCGGGGTCAATATCAAAGCCGGACATCATAGCCGAACGAAGGTCTACACCAAAAGAGACTTCATAAGCATCTTCAAATAGCCGTTCTGACTTTTCTTCAAAGCGGTTCCATGCAACCGCACCGATTTGTATAATAGCCGCTGTAGGCGAAAGACTCGCGGTTTCTAAATCAAAGGTAACATCTAAATGTTTCATGTCTATATATTTAAAAATCTATCTAAGTTCAAATACTTTACCTTACAGGTCTGTTTGTTTACAAGTTGTGATTCTATTAAGAGTTTCATGTCCTCTAAAGAAGAAAAATGAAAATTAGGCTCATCGAGTTCAACGGCATAATACCAAGAGCCTTTCCCATTTCGTGCAACAGCATCTGTGCAACAATAAATAAAGGCATCCTGTGCTATTCCACGCCCTTTCCCAACAAGAAACGCAAAGGTGTGTACCAACTGTGCCCAGCAAGCACCACGAAAAAGAAAGGTCAACTTATCATCATGCTGACCTCGGTAATCAATGGTATAAGCCACAGGGCGCAATAAGGATACACACGCTTCACGTTTCATCTTCTAAACAAGAATCAAACACATTATTAACAATTCATTACTTAACACACCTATTAGAGAGCGATTGTTGCCAAACTTCCTCAAGCATCTGCTCAGCATCAAAGGATACATCACTTGAAGGCTCAAGTTCACGAAGGATAGCAACGATTCCAATACGTTCAAATTCCTTCCAGTTGTCAGAAGAAAAACGTTTCTGAATAGTAACATCACTTAGCATACCTAAAAGAGCCATAAAGTTTTTAAAAGAAGCACGAAGACCCCATTCTTCTCCTATAGCAGTCCAGAACCATCCATCACCCGAACCACCATTAAGTCGCAAGACATTAAGGTAATCGAGGACAGCTTTTTTCTGATTACTTCTAAGAAAAAAATCTTTTACAAAATCAACACCTACTAATTCCCACAAACGAAAGCCTTCCTTAAAGAACCTATCATAAGTAAATCCACGTGAAGCACCATATTTCTCCATTAAGGAATAAAGTTTTTCTTTATCAATCACAGAGACATCTGAAGATTGCAGTCTTTTTTCTCTTATTAAATTTTGTAAAATCATAGATGCTTAATAATATATTTTGTAAATTTCGGTACAAAGTTAAAGTTTTTCTTTAAACAAACAATGTTTTTCTTCAATTTAATTTGTGAATTTAACTATTTTCTCAATAAGATTAAAGTAAAACATTGATATTTCAAGATAAAACAACAAACTATACATACAAATATTTAACAATAAAATTTAAAATATGGAATACCGTTACAATTACAACTTCCTTCTTCAATGGATGGAAGTTAATCAAAAGACAAAGAAAGATGTTTTACGAGCATTAGGTACAAAAGACTACGGAAGTGTAAAAAAATGGATGGAGGGAAGTATTCCTATGCACGTTGAAGCAATTTTACGTTTATGTAATACATTTAGCATTCCAATAGGAGCATTTTTTTACGACGAGGAAAAAATCAAAGAGATGCCTAATGCTGATATTATATTATCAAATCTCCAGCCAAACAAAACAGGAGTAGAAGGAGAAAAGTATAAAAGCAAGGGAAATATATCAAGTGAAACTATTATAGAAAAAAGAACAAGTATTATACCTCCTTTTGTTGATACAGTTTGCATTAATAACACAAATGAAAATGCTACGAACACAGAACTTATCAAAAAGAATCCTGAAATTCTGGAGTCTCAAAAAGATAACGAGAAAGACCAACAAGCGTCTCAAGAATGCGAAAATAAAATCACAAAAATCCAACTTCTATACGAACGCCAATTGAAGGAAAACGAGAGAAAGCATAAGGAGGAAGAAAATAGAATTAGACAAGAATGTCAAATAAGATTTGATGCAGAAAAGAAACGTCTAATGGACATTATCGAACGACTAACTGAAAAAATTTCTCTCATTTAAGTTTTATAAGACTATAAATCGCACATTTATAACACAAGTAATGATATATAAATAAAAACCTCCGTTATCCATCACGGACTGCGGAGGCGATTCACATAAACAAAATAAATATTATGCACTAAACAAGAGTCCTCTTTATTCGTATCGACCACTTTTTGAGTAACGTGACATAAACTGACGACCGTCAGCAGCGGCATCAGTCAGCCCGCCACGTCCAAATTTATTCACATGAGCCTTAATACCGTTCTTCTGAAGTTCAGAAAGAACAGAGGAAAGCTGGGCTATTGTTGCTCCTAACTCCATTATTTGTGCTTGCTGACCCACCGAATCAGCAACAGTGAACTGTGCAACATTGCCACTATCATAAGCCCTATAACTCATACCGCTTCGGTTCTTGTCAAAGCGAACAATCTCTGAAATCAAATCAGGACGAGCCATCATCAATGCTGCTGTAGTCTCACGTCCGATAACCATTTCAGGACCACGCTCCGCAACCAATGCCGGCTGACCATTAATAAGCGTGGTAATAGGGTCTTTAATCAATCCCGTTGATAGTTCACCTGCTTCTGTAGCTGCATAGACTTGTCCGTCATTACCCACTACAGGATAAGTTTTACCATCATTGAAACCTCGGAAGGCTTGAACATTACCCGCATCATAAGTCAACATGCCGCTAACAAGTTTAGTATTCGTAGAAGTATCAGAAGATTTGTCACCACCACCAAACAGTGAAGACACCTTACCCATAGCAGCCGAAAGCAAACCATTCAGCAATGCTGTAATAACCGCAACGAGAGGAATACCCCACGGACCAAGCTTACCAATAATATCAGCCGCACCAGCAGCAATACCCATTGAAGTTTTAGCCTGCGTTTCAGAAGATTTAGTTTGAACACTTTCTGATGCCTGCGTCTTCTGAGTTTGGATAGCCGTCTGAGCAGTTTTATCCAACGACTGTTGTATCGTCTGCCCTGAAGCCTCTGTTAAGGTTTGCTTTGCAGTCTCAGCCTCCTTACTTACCTCAAGTGTTTCTTTTCCACTCTGTTCCTCAAGTTTCTTTTCTTGTTTCTTCTGCTTTTTCTTTGTACGGAAAATAGAAGAAAAACCACTCGTAATAGACTTTAGTAAAGACTTTTCTCCCTTCTTTTTCGCCTTACGTTCATCTTTTACTCCGTCAGTTTCAATAGAGACCTCTTTTTTCTTATTCTTTTTCTTTAAGCCAAAGATTTGCTGTGCAAACTCTTTGAAAGACATCTTACGAATCTTCTGACCGCCCTTATCTATTGCAGAGATTTTACCCTGCTTAGACATTTCAATAGCTTCCTGCTCTTTCGCTGAAGCAGCCATCTGTGTACTAACAAGACGGTCATTTATCAACTGGAACATACGACGCTTGATAGTTTCTTGCATCATGTTTACAGTCAACTTTAAGAAACTATTAATCATACCGCCAACAGCCTGTTTAACGGTCTTTTCAGAAGATACCAAAGACTCTCCTAACTCGGTACCAAAAGACTCGATAGGCGCAAACAAGCCATAGAGTTCGTCCATACGGTTCTTCATCTGATTAACCAGTGCTTTGGTGTACTCTATGCTTGTTTCGTGCGCACGTCTTTCTGCCGCTGCAAGAGTTGCTTCATCAGCATGTGCAGCCTTTAGATATTCATAAAAACGTTTTGCCTCACGCAAACGAGACTTATATAATTCAATCTCTGGATCAGCACCAAACGACTGTAATACTTCCCAATTACCATATACGCCATGATTTTCGGTAGTATTATCACCTTCATCTCGTCTCCGTTCAGCATCAGAGGTAAACTGCCAGATACCCTCCTTCTGCTGATTCAGTCGAACCTCTTCTGCATCAAAGGCAACCTTTTCGTCTGTATGGTTCCAACGGAAAGTTAAAAGTTTCTCTTGTCTGTCAGCAGCTTTTTTCAAAGCTTCAGTATAATCATCATTATACTTTATCAACGTATCATAGAAAAGACGAATACCATCAGAAGCCTTACCACCGACTTTTGCCCCTTCAGAGAGAGTATCAAAGAGAACACCAAGATCAACAGCAGCAGATGAGCGTTCATCTTCAGAACCAAACAACATATCAAGCAATGACTGTCGCCCCTCCATGCTATCAATATTCAACATTTGTAATGCGTCAAAATTCGCTCGTGAGTTCTCGAAAACAGACTGAATAGAAGCATTACGTGTGCGAATTACGTCTTGTGCATTCTCACCACCGCTCAAGACCGCCTGACTATGCAAAGCATCAAACGGAGAGAAACCTAACTGCTCAAAAGTGTTTAAGTAATCATTATCAACCTTACCAGTATAATCGTCCTCCAAGATTTTTTGTCGACGGGCTTGTTCTACCTTATTAGCAGACTTGGCATTAGCCTGTTCATTCTTTGAAGCATTATGCCATACTTGATCTAACAAGGACGTACCAGGACGTTTCAAATCTTTCGATAGTTGTGTTATGCGTCCACGAAGTGCACCAATGTTAACCTCACCAATACGATCAAGCAAGACTTTACTCTCATTATAACCATTTTCATCATCCTGCTCAATCAGATCAGAATCCATTGTTTTCTTAAAGGCGTTCCAATCATTCTTGACATCAGCAATACTCTTTCGTGCATTCGACAAAGCGATGTTCATACGTGCCTTGATACCAGCCTCTAATTGGTCGCGCAAAGTTTCTTCCATGTCTGTAGCCGAGGCAACCTTATACAAAGCCGTTATTTGTCGGTCGTAATAATTCTTCACGTTATCAATAATAGCCTTAACATCTTCCTGAGCATCCTTCAATTCATAACGTTTTGCCTGACGAGCTTCTCGCTCAGCCTTTTTTCTCCGTGCATTCTCCTCCCGTGCTGCTTTCCTTGCTGCAAGGATGGCAGCTTTATCAGGAGCATCTAAATCCAGACTACCATTATTATCAGGTGTATCCTCAGCTTTTACTCCTGTAGCGGCATCAATTTTATCACGCAAAACTCCTTCTACATTGGCTACATCTTTAGAACGCCCCTTATTACTATACGCTTGTGTGGCATATTTCATAGCCTTTACAAACTGCTCACCGCGCAATTTGTATTGTAAGAAAGCATAGTATTCACCAGATATTTTTGATTGGCTCCTACCAGAAGAGTCAACAGACATCGTTGATGCACCAGAACGGAAACGATACAAATCTTCAACAGCACCAGAATCTAAACCAAAACGTTTACCCAAAGACATCGCCAATGAATGAAGTGATACTCCCTTTCTTCCTGCATCCTCTACTATATGACGCAAATCAGCACCGCGTGTTTTTAATTTGTTATCTTTAGCAAAAGTGTCATAATTAATCAAATGGTTAACCTCATATTGTGCATACGGATCATAATGATTCTTACGATATTTATCAATACCCTCCTGTACAGCTTTCTCCTTAAGTTGGTCGACAACTTTTTTATAAGCCTTAGCAAGATCTTCCGCCGTAGACTTTTCTGTAAGCATATAGCCCAAATACGTACCATATTTAGAGTTAAACTCTTTTATAAGGTCAGCACGGGCTTTTGTTCCAACATTTGTCTTATCAAGTTTATCTTTTAAAGCAACCAAAGCAGACTTTTCAACCATAAAAGAAGATACCGTGTTTTTCACCTGTGTGTCTAATTCGCTCACAGCAGAAGTAGCATCTTTTGTCTTACTTGTAAATTCGTAGATGTAATAAATAAGTGAAACTATAGCTGCTATCACAAGTCCAAAGACGTTAGAATATAAAGCTTTATTCAATCCTTCCTGCGCAATCTTTGCTTCTGTAGCCGCTACAGCTTCCTCTCTATCAGCAGCAGCACGGAAACGCTGGGCTATAGCAGATGCCATTATAGCATCCTTCATAGACCTAAAACTTTCAACAATCGTTAAGACGGCAAAAGAGACACCTTTAAATAAAAAGAAAGTAACAAGAGCAGGGAGTAAAGTTAGAATAGTCTTTACAGTACCCGCCAGCATCGTTAAAAAGAAACTTATGTTATGAGTAACGATAGACGACTCTGTCAATGATTTAGAGAAATCATACCATGCTTGCGCCATGTCCTTAACAGCACTTACGCCTTTAGGATTGACAAATGATTTCTCCCACATGTTATTAGCTCTTTCAAGAATAGCTTGCGCACTTTCCTGCTGCATTTCATATTCTTGAGTTGCTGCTGTACCTTCTCGAAAAGCCACCTTAGCAGTTTCGAGATGTTCCTTCAGCATATCTACGTTTTTCGCCATAGTAACCATCACATTACCAAGACGAGAACCATTACCACCAAGCTTTTCAAAGGTATCTTGCAAGGCATTCATATTGCCCTTAGCTTTCATCTTCTCAAGGATAAGAACCACCGCATCCATCGTGCGTCCAGCAGTGAACAGTCTATTGATAGTACCAGGTTCAATATTCAAGACCTTTTCTATAAGGTTGTGATTCTTCTGTAAAGCAACAAACAACTTTGTAAAAGCAGTAGAAGCCACTTCAGGCATCAACTGCATAGAGTCAGCAGCTGAACCCAGAGCGAGCAATTGATCGGTAGTAACACCCGCAACACGCGCTGTACCGACAAGACGCTTAGAGAACTCAACAATATTATTAGAAGAAGAAGTAGTTGTTGATGACAATTTGAAAAGAGCAGAACCAATCTTTAGCATAGACTTCTCTACACCAAACTTAGGAATAAGTCCCATTGTTTCAGTCATTTTAGCAAGAGCAGTCAAAGACTCTGGTCCCATATCTTCAGCCAAAGCAACCTTTACTTGATTGGCAGCCTTTACGAAACTTTCCAAGCCTTCTACACCATACTTACCCATACCAAGTTTACTACCCACATAAGCATCTTGCGCCAGGGACTGAATAGTAGAACGCGTATCAAGTTTAGACAGATTTACGGCTAACTTATTTACCTCCGCTGTAGTCAAGCCACTAACCTTACGAATATCATTCAACTGGTCAGAGAACTTTAAGTTATCACTAATAACACCTTGTAACTTTGAGCGAATTAAATTGAACGCTCCAAAAACACCAATATAAGCCGTTATATTTTTAACAGCATTCTTCCACAGACTATTATGCGTCCGTACAGAACCGTTATTCTTGTCTATCTGATTCTTTATGGCAGCAATGTTCTTTTGCATCTGTTTAAGCTTCGGATTATTGCCAGCCATCTCATTCAACTCACGCTTAGCAGCACCGAGAGCTCGTTTTAAATCACGCGTAGAAGTGCCGGCAAGATTCTTCATAACCTCGTCAACACGTTTTGTTGCAGAAATATTATGCGCAATAGCATTATTATAGGCATTAAATTCCTTTTCAGCCATTTTAAAAGCTTTAGAATTTTGTTGCCCAGTCTGTGCTAACTGCTGCATTTGATTATAACACTGCTTAGCCTTGTTTTTTAGCTCGTCCATCACCTTTTTTGCGGTGGTAGCATTCGCTGTAATTACTACTTGTGCTTGTTTCGTACTTGCCATATCTACACGTTAACTATGATTTCAGAACAAAAGTAAACATCTTCTGAAAAGAAGGTGGGACAAAAGGATGTCCCACAACAAAGAAAAACATTGAGTATTTTTGCGTTATAACATTAAAACAATATTATGCCACAGCCAATTTCAAATTCGATATTCCCGCTCAATAAAGTAATAAGAGACTTTATGGAGCAAACAAACATGCAAATTAAAGCCAACCTTATCACACAGAAGGTTTGGCCTACAGAAATCTATCCAGGCTACAAAATTAAAAATGAAGCAAACAAACGAGACGGACTACCCCACTCCACAGGTGACGGTTCAAGGTCGTTTCAGTCAAGATTAGTAAGAGCAGACCAAGCAGGAAATGTTACACTGGTATTCAATTACAACGACTATATGCGATATGTAGATATTGGTGTCGGCGGAAAGCGAAAGGCTGAAGATGTAGAGAGGAGTAAGAATGCACGATTTCGCAACAGATATATCGCTATATGGGACCCAACAGGCGGACAAACGCACCGTCCAGCAATCATGATGGAGTACCGCCACCTACAGGAGCGAATCAGGGACTATCTCGTAGACTTCTATGGATATGAAGGACAGGTTTCAATACTTGACACCTTCACAGACGCAACCATAAATCTATGGTAAAAAGAAAACGAAATCGCAACCATCTTCACAGACAGTTGCGATTAAATTCTAAGTATATTCACACTTAATATAGAAAGAACTGAAAATTCGCCTTATCACTTACCTTTTAATCTATCAATTTTTTTTTTCTCAGCTATCAGACGTTCACGTTCTGCTTTTTCCTCCTTGCAATACTCATCAAAGTCAGCTGCTTCACGAGCAAGCGTTTGTTTCTTTGTATTCAGCATAAACGTAAAAGCCGCGCTTTCTATCAGCTGCATATCCTTATTATCATCGCAAGGAACGTCAACACCGATATACCAATTTCGTTGCCATTCAAAAAAGATGGGCGTGGTACCACACTCTGCTGCCACAGTAGTATTACCGCCTGTCAGGATGTCAAGCAGCGAAGAAATACTCATAATAGGCAGAGCCATACGCTGACGCTCAGCGGTAACAGCACGAGAGGCGACCTTTACGGAAGGGCGAACCGCACGAAGATGCACCCGAGCACCCTTTCGTAGTTGACGAGATTGAACTAAGTCAGGCGCAGGCATATCTGAGATGCGAAGATAAGAAATAAAATTACGGTCCTTCATTCGCTTTGTTATTTCTTCTCGAAGCGCATCCTCCGTCATCTTATCAGCATCAGTAATGTTAGCAGTCTGCGCCCAAGTAGCCAAAGAATATCTATCACGAACATCTGCCCAAGACAGCAATTTAGAACGGTCATACAAACAATCAGGCTCATCTTTCGGCAACTCATTCTTTTTGACAACGACCACACCAGAGTCCAATTTTACATTAGGCTCATAGCATAACTCATCATCAATCTTAGTTGCTACACGAAACACCGCAGGATTAGGTTCCTTCTCAAAGATAAGTAAAGCTACACCACCAGCAAACGCATCGTTAGAAGAATGGTAAGCCACGGCACCCATTCGCTTTGCATAAGCATCTGCTCGACGAAGAGCAAGAATAGCCTGTGAATTAAACTTGCGAAGTCGCTTTCCTGTTTCAGAAAGCACTGGTAGTTTGTAGTAATACTTCATTATCTTATTATTTTGTCGACAAAGTTAAACAAAAACATTAAATTTACAAAAACATATTGATTAAAAATTATACCTTTGCTTTAATTAATTAAACAAAACATTCAATAATATGAAAAAAGACAATAACGAAGAAGAGATAAGTAGCGGTGTTTCACTTGATGATTACGTTATCCCAGACAAAATTAATGCTTTCATTCAACACTATAAACCAGCTAAAGACGAAAGTACTTGCGACGAAGTCTATACAGATGCTAAACTACGCCAGTTCTTCAAAGCATGGCCTTGTACTTTAGGCGACCCGCTGTCGATTTACACTAACATACTTAGGGAGAGCGGATTTATCATGAAAGTAAGCCTATCAGGAGAACCTGCATATTTCGTTTGTCTAAAAGAAAATTAAGGACATCCTGTAAAAGTTCTATTTTGTGGTAAATTTACCTCAAAACAAAAAGTATATACTTTATGATGCTAAGGTATATACTTTACGTTCGCAAAGTATATACCTTAGTTTTTTGAGGGTTATAAGATTCAAAGAAAGTGTTGAAAATCCTTTATCTTTTTCCGAACACAGAAGTTATCAGACAGACACCACTATCTTTTCTACCGATAGCTTTCTTTATAATAGAAATCAGGCGTTTATATTCAGTCTGGTTTTTCTTGTCATTACAAAGTGAAAGGTAAGTATCACGCTCTTCTTTCGTTGCAAACTCGACATTGATATTTCCAAGATAAGAGCCTATATGCTTTGCGCTATGAATCAATGAAGCAAAAATCCCATCGCCGTATGCCGTTAAAACGTCTTGCCATTCTGTAGACAACGCACCAGGAACAAAAGCAGGCTGCTCGTCCTTTACAACAGAAGGAACGATTGCAGGACCAAACAAATCAGTCTGACGCTGTTCTTTTCTCGTTTGATAGTCTCGCTTCCACTTACGCAAAACACCCATTACATAAGCCGCTACATCGTCAGGCTGCTTACGCTCGACGATACGTCGCATATCCTTATAAGCAAATTCAAGGAAGGATTGCAGCTGATTATCATCCATATCTGACATAAGCATACGCAAAGCATAAGCAGAGAGTTCTGGACACCATGCCACATAACTATCAATAAACTTGATTTCAGACGAAGCTCTGTGATTGTTCGCATCACGCAAGAGCGCAAGCTGACCCTTCTTGATAACAAACTCAACTTCATCTGGTGCGCCACGCTTCTTACCTGGCGGATAGACTGGTGAGTACTCAAAAGAGAAATCAATCTCACCACGTTCCATCAGTTTATCCATTTCTTTCTTTACAGGATCAAGAACCATGATACGGACGTTACTCCAATTGTTATAAGGGTTCTTCCCCTCATTCGTTTGCCTAAAATACTCATCAGTAAGTCCAAGAAACTCAAGAAGGTCCGTATAAGGGACTTTCTTATGACCAATGTCACGATAACGACTTAGATAGATATAAAGGCGAGGGGTACGCTTTTTATTACATATCCGTGCAATGTGCGAAAGGTGCATCACATAACCATACTGCATAGTGAATATCTCACGGATATTCTCTGTAAGCATAACGATACGTAACATGCCCGTACGGCGTATTTCGTTCTCGCTCTTAGGCAATTCTATACGAGGAAATAGAGAAGCAACTACATACTTACTAATACGTCCACGACCATCGAATACAGGATATTTCATAGTAATGGAACTAAGAACCTTTGCAGCGTCTTCCAAATCATCGTAATGATCACGACCAACACCCAAGTCTACAGCTGAAAGTGTAAAGTCGAGTGTATCCCTTTGCATCAAAGAAGAATAATCGAAGATGTCTGGGAAAGTTCTATTCTTTTCCTTCTCAGCAACACTATCTATAATACGTTGCTGTAGTTTCTCAACGATACCCAACAAGATACGCTGCTGCATCAACGTAAAATCTCCACTAATCTGAGAATAAACAAGAGGGTTGTAAAGCCACTTTGATTCCCTAAGGTCAGCAAAGATTACGTTAGAACTTTCCAATAAAGAAAGTCGCTTATCTTTATTAACACGTTTATATCCCATATTATGTATCTTTGGAATACTTATTTAATAGCGTTGTTTTAGAAAACAGTTGCCTCGTTTTAGAGAATAGTTGCGTTGTTTTAGAAAACAGTTGCCTTGTTTTAGAAAAAACATACGCCAAAGTCTTTTGTACAAATGGTTTCTATGTGCGTTTATACTTAATATACTCAATATTCATATTATCAGCTTAGTAGAATACAGAATAAAAAGAATAATCATATATACCTTTCGTTTTTCTAAAACAACGCAACTATTTTCTAAATCATAGCAATTGTTTTCTAAAACAACGCAACTATTTTACTTTATTACGTTCAACGAACTCAACAACAGCTCGGAGAGCGAGAGACTTCAAAGTCTCACCAGGAAGATAGTCCTTTACATCACGTAAACGACGATAAATGTCAACGGGCATATCAATAACAATACCCTTTGTTTGCTGACGACCTGTAAGGCGTTGTGCATAGTTACCAATCGGAGCCATAGGCTGTGCCACTATAGGCGTAGCAACATTAGCAACATTCCCCTCAGTAGATAAGACTTCTTTTTCCATATAATTCTCTGTCTGCGTAATCATAGGTGTCTCTCCAACCTTCAAACGCTTACCGTAATCTTTTCCCATAACTTTATGCTTTATATGTTTTCTTTAATTCTTTTACAAACGCCTCATAATCAATTCCTGCGGTACAATAAGGCGCATACTCAAAGATGTTGCGTAACTGAAGCTGCGCCTCGGCAATCTTTACACAACGACGGATGCGAGTATCAAAAACAATCTCATCGTATGTGTCACGGAGATACTTCACCATGTCCTTTGTCATGTTGGTGCGTTCGTCAGCCATAGCGAGTAATAGACCTCTCACTTCAAGATCGGGGTTCAACATCTTGCGAACGTCCTTACAAGCTTTTAGGATTTTACCTATACCACTTACTGAAAGACCCTCTAATTGCACAGGAATAATAACGCCAGTAGAAGCACCAAGAGCATTATAAGTAAGCTCAGACAGTGACGGAGCACAATCTATTAAGACATAATCAAATGCCTCACTAATCCAGCGTGTGCCCTCCTTAAAGTCACCAGACATATCTGTAAACTCATTACCGAAAAGCTGACACAGAACCAGCTTTGATTGCATCTGACGATGTAAATCAGGGTCTATACCATTCAATAATGAAGAGGCAGGCACGTAATACCAGCGGTCACTCTTCTTGTAGATTGGCAATGAGTTACTACTGCCATCACGTAAGGCATCTGCCACTGTAAGAGCAGGAGAATAGTCAGACTTTACCTTCTCCCATCCCATTAGGAACGACATATTACCTTGTGGGTCGAGGTCAATACACAAGACTTTAGCCTTCTTATTCAGACGCAGAATACCTGCGGCTACACTCTGGACGGTAGTAGTCTTCCCTACTCCACCCTTGTTGTTGACAAACGCCAACACTTCTTTAAGTTTACCCATATTTTATTTTCAATTCGTTCTACAAGAAGCACTGTGAATATATCACTTGCAAAAATACTATATTTTGTCAATACTACCAAACTATTTTATTTAAAAGTTTTATTTATAGTAAAAAATGTAACTTAATAATATGCTTTGTTATTATAAAAATACTTTCGTACTAAAATATCTACGTATAAAAATACTTAATTAAAAGTCTATATAATAATTATGTTTCCATTTTTCGTTTATATCTATCGAGTTACTCCGCTCTTCCGATGTAAAGCGTTGTGTACGAATAGGTTTAACAGCATATTGTGTGCGTGTTCCGATAGGCGTAACAGTACCTCCACCCCACCGAAAAGAGTAGAAAGTATGCGTTTCATATTCTCTCTCTCCAATATTATCAACGCATAAACACCGCTTACCACCCCACCAGCCATTAGGCAAAGTGTGACGACGTAAGAGTAGAGCTTCGCTCTTTGTTGGTAATCGGTAAGGCAAAATACGCCTGCATATAGATTGATATAACCTGCTTATATCATCATATTGAAGCGGATAGAGTTCCAAACTGGCAACATAAAAAGAGGCAGTATCATTCTTAAACAAGAACATTTCACGCTGTGTATTTAAGCTATCTGTTCCCTTTTTGTCGCCAATATGGCTCGAATTATGTTTAGTCGAAGTCTCTAAATCGGTATAAGGCTTTTCACATCCAAAGAGAAGGAACGCGGCTACAGCTGTCGAGCAAAACACTCGACAGCAAGTCTTAAAGTATAAATAATCAGAAATTCTGTGCATAATCTTCGTTCCATTGTGTGTTAAGAGTAAAAGCCATCTGGTTACTTTTCCCAAACAGTTCGCCAGAAAGGACTGTTGTACGGTTCATTTTCATCTGTACAGAAGGTACAACAATTTGTGAAAGAACCTTCCCGTCTTCAGCTTTAGCCACCAATGTTACATTCGTACTCCACGATTCTGCTGAAGGTGATAATGAATATACCGCCAAGGAAGCATCCTTTGTTCCTACGAATTTCTTAATATTAATGCTATAATGTGTCGCATTATCATTGACAGCAAAGAGCGAAGGAACGCTAAACGACTTATACCAAGTCGCAAGATCTAAATCCAGAGTAACAGCTGACGGGGGTACAACGTCTGTAATCTTAACATTCAAACGTGTGGCAACACGTTCCAGTGTAATACGCTGTACAGTTTCCATTCCCGAAGCAACACTCACATTAAGCTCTTTAGCAAAGGTGTCACTTGCCTTCTCCCATGTGATAATATCAGACGATAGAGTAGGGTGATTTCCACGAGAAGCGACAATGCGAATAACATGCTGACCATAGTCAAGCTTTACAGAAGGCTTACCAAAGTCATCATCAGTAGCAACCTGATGTATCGTCTGTTTCAGCTCTCCTCCTACATAATCGAATAACCACAAGTCGGTCATACCGATACCATCTGCCGTCAAGGACGTTGTTTCAGAAGCACGAGTTACGACATCCTTAGCCATATTCTCCGTTCGTTGCGTAAAACCATCACACAAGAAAGTAATCGTTTTCTGCTGTGTAACAGGCACTTCAATGCGCAAATCACTCTCAAAACTGCAAGCAGATAGTAATACAACTACCAATACTGCAAAATAAATAACCTTTTTCATAAATGATTAGTTTAATAGATTTGTATAATAATATATTAATAACGAGTTAATTAATAAACTCGCTTTCTAATAAGCAATATAATATGTTTGTTATTTTTGTATAAAGAAAAGTACGAAAGTACGTATATACGAAAATATTTACATGTTTAATATGTTTGTTTTTTATGTAAGAAGATGAAAACTTAAGAATATCCCTCACCAAGAGTTCGGTAAGGATGGTAGATACAGGAGCAGAGAGAGGTCAAATTCATTCCAATTCATTACAAATTGGAAAGAATTTGTAATCAAGATGGAGGGCAAATGACATCTATCGGTGTAACAAGCATAGACATTACTACATGAGAGAGTATCAAGCAGTGTGCCTAAACTGTCAACCAAGGATATATCTGAACCTATCCTGTAGTTATAATAGGGAGTCATACCCTGCTTCTTGCTTTTCTGTCAAGGGGAGGGTAGGGGAAAAGCAACAGTATAAAGTTGATACCTATCCCCATTCCGTTACTCCTTAAAGCCCATAGCGTTCATATCAGCCTTGTGCTGACGTGCCGCCTTAATCTCTGCAATGCGCTCTTTCGTAATACCTGTATCACGTGATGTTCTCACGTGTAAGAGTTCAGGACGACGCGAATAATCCACATAGGTCAAACCAATACCGCGCTTAGGATAGAGCGTAGGCGAAACGGCCGGATCATACTCCTCTTCCCATTCTTCAAGCGGCTGAAGGTCTTCAAGACGTGAAGCGCGATACTTACGATCTCTATGTATCCAGATGTTTTGTGCCCATTCAGCCATCAAATCCAACTGATGAAGAACGCTCGCCCAGTCAACTTCTTTACCTTTTAAGTCATCCATACATCCACGTAATTCAAGGTAAGCGTTTAAGCCTGGCACCTTGGCAACAGGACGTGGCTCATCATACTCTTCATCATAAACACGGCCAAGAATGTCCTCAATATACTCCTTTACGGTTATACCCCGCTTTGCAGCCTCACGTCCATTCTCAATAGCCAAGGCACGACCATCAAGATAAGACCGTCGACCTTCCTCTGCAATTTGTGCCTGAGTAGTAGTACCATCTTTCCGTACTCGTGTAATACCTCGCTGCGTAGGAAAAGAGACATACCGTGCAACCACACGTGGGTATCTCGTTCCAATAATACTTAATCCTAAATCTGTACGTGTCATCTCACGCGTAACGATAAAGGGCGCATTTGCCTGCATATTGTCGTTAAACTTCGGACAAGCATTAGGCATCCAAACAGGCAATGCTGTCAATTTTTTATTATCTTTATTATTATTTTCCATACATTTTGCCCGTCACGCCGATAGCTCAGCTTTTTATGTTTATAAATAATCTACTTTAAGAACGTCCTTATTAACTATCGCAAATGAAGAACGGCTATAATCGCAATTAGTCTCAAGAAAATCCTGACACTCGTCAAACGACCCCTCAAACACAGGCGTTTGTTTCCATCCACCTATTGTTTCCTGCACACAAAAAACATCCATGAACTGAACTTTTGATATTTTCTAAAGCACTTCCGAATGATAAGCCTGCAACCACTCTGGTATCTCACGCAAAACACGTGCTTCTTCCAGAGCGTCCATAGGACTATCTCGTAAGTAAGTTATCTCTCGAGTTTCGTTAAACTCTCCCTCCTTGAATCGAACGACAAAAGTTCCTTCAGGATCACCTACAACCCACCAGCCTTTGTTTTTACTACTCTGTAGAACGAAGCGATAAAAGGCTGATAAAGTAATTTCCTCCTCTTTCACAAGGCGAGTAGCCGTAACAGTAGCCTTACCAATAAACTCAATAGTTTTTGGAAGCGACATAAACCGCTCTATAGCATCCTCCTTATCCTTACCAACCGAATTAACGTGAATCTCGTTTCCATTCGATAAGGTAACATTAAATGTGTATCTTTTCATTTTCCATTCCCCGTCAAGCCGTTAGGTAAGCTATTTAGATTTTAAAAAGTCAGTGATTTTTTCACACCTTATATAGGGTTTTACTTTACAACATCTTTCCAGAATGCTGTCTTTGGATTTCTCAGCCTTAAGCGATTCTTTATCCACCACTTAACGGCAGCCTCCATAATATCTTTCATTCCAGCAAGTATTTCTTTAACATTAGCCTGCGTCAACTCTCCATTTCCTTCACCCCCTGCATGTTTTAAGATGAAAGTTTTATCCTCCTCTGTATATCCACACATCGAACGAGCTTTAACGGCTGCCACATCTTCAGCAAATCGTTCTGGAGTAGTGTCCAGCACCTGAACATTCAGGCGTGGCCAAGTCTTACATTCAATTAGTTCAAATGATTTTCCGTCCACCTCGTGAACAGAATATCTAAAATCATATTCTTTAAGCATACATCAACATTCCATATTCATAAACCTTACGCCCAGCAGCAATATCCTGTGCGTCTTCCACACTTATGTTATTTTTCATTGCCCACGCAATCATACGTGAAGCATTGTCATTGCAATCATAAGATTCACAACTCTGTGTATCATAAATTGCATTCATTCCACGCCAGACATGACCAATCTTATCTAATAAATTGTAATAAAGTTCGTCGATAGCTACATCATCGTTATAAAGTTCCAACCAATCATTAGGAATATAGCAATAAGGTACTGTTAAATAAGTATTTTCAGTAATCTCATCAAAGACCATATCTTCAAACACTTGACAAGGCATCAGAACGTCTGTTTCTAACCCTACCAAAGTAAGATATGCACCGAGAAGATAATCATCCGTATAACGTGTATCATTACCTTTTAAAGTTGACACGAGGCTCTCTATACTCTCAGGCATAAAAGACCAAAATCCAGAACGAGATACCCAATTTTCCTGTATATAATTACACAGTTTCTTGTTCTGTAGATTCTTTTCTAAGAAAGTGATAGCACATACCTTCCAGTCTTCTTTCATTTCAACCGAAAAATCAAAACTATCATGTCTAAAATTATATTCCTTAGGTCTACAAAGCTCACCAATATTGATTGACTTTACACCATAATCAACCAAAACAGGTGCTATATCGTCCTGCATAACAGCAGCAACTTTCTCCATAATCACAACGTCAACATCGTCCTGATTAACGCTAACTGTTTCAAACTCACCTATGTAATCACGACCATAGTCTTCAAAAAAAGATGCAGATAAAGGCGTCTCATAGGTTGAAAAATCAACCAAAGGACAAATTGATGAATTTAACTCGATTTTCATTTTACTTTCTGTTGTGTCAAGCGCAGCTCGACTATTAAATATTAGTTGTTTATTAACTGATGCAAAGTTAAGCAAAAAAAATGTACGCTCCAAACTTTTAAGCTAATATTTTCACTAAAAATAAAACTTTTATCTAAACATAAATTAAGCAGACACTATTATTTAAGAAAAACGGGACCGATACCTTATGTATCAGCCCCGTAATAAAAGAGAATAAGCATAACAAGCAAGGGAATACAAAATAGACTACAGGACTACGAGAAAGCTCGTAACAAGCCTTTAGCCCTCAATCGTATTCCCTGGCACTGGTGTTCCTCCTTCAGTACCACCACCGCCTCCGGTGGTAGGGTCGCCCTTTTTGTTATCCTCGTTAATATCCTCGCCAGGTTCAGGCACAACAACACCTTTTGGCGTCACACGTTGGAAAGATGCTGCCAGACGAAAAGCACGACTATAATTAGGTGCAACAGTACAAGCCAGAGTAGGGTGGGCTTTAGCAGCCGTCACGTCCTCCAGCTTTGCTACTTTACCATCCTTATCCGTCACGCTCATCTCCAACTTAGGATAGAGGATTAAGAACGAAGGTTCTAAAGGAACTCGAAAGCCTCGAAGCAAATTCTTCTGTGCTGCCTTCATATAGAACTTTACCGCCGTCTGCATCTCCAGCGGGTCGAGCGTAGTACCTTGACAGGCATCCTCGCAAAGTTGTTCAAAACAGAGTGAGCCTGTAGGTATAACCTGAGACATCACATAATGTTTCTTACTGATCGGAGACGTACGCTCAACGACTGTATAATTTATATTTTTACCTGCCATAATCTTATTGTTTTTTGGCGTAAAAAATAGCTGCTTAAAATAAAGTATATACTTTACCGACTTAAAGTATATACCTTAGCAGCGTAAAGTATATACTTTATAAAAACGAACTATATGGAGGTGCTCTGATATTCATACTCAAAGGAAAGAAATAATTAAAAAAGCCGTGGGACAAAATCCACACGGCTAAAAACAAAAACTATGAAAAATGAAATCTAAATATTGTTACGCCTTATATAAGCGTTATGAGTTCTCCTTTCATCAAATACTCACTATGAGCACGAAATAAACTAATCCGTTACGTATTCTTCTAAGTCGTCTGCGCAAAAGACTTCTACACCATCATAATAGAAGTGTGTTGCCAACGAACCGTTAATATCACAATCGAAGAGTTCCTCGCAAAGTCCTTTGTCAACAAAATGAGATACAACGCGGTCCCACATAATAGAAACCAAAGAATTACGCACTGCACTATTATTGTCTACGCTCATTGAAATTGCATCACACAAGTCTGAAGGTCTCCACTGAACACCAAAATTAGAAGCAAAATTCTCAAACTTCTCATCAAAGTCAGAGCCAGAAGCTACAAAGCCTAAAGCAATCAAAATCTTGTCAGTCTGTTTCATATTCTTTTCTTTTTGTGTGAAGCCTTTATTCTGCCTCACGGGTTATTATATCTAATTATTTTCTATTACTATAAAAAGCATAAATACCATTTTCAATTTTCAAAGGAGAAATGCCAAGCAAAATCCTAAAATTTTTTCCAATTTTTCAGAGGCCCTATATATAGGAATTGTCTCAACCTCCTTTATATTGAAATAAACAAAAATCATTGCACGCACATCCTTTTCAAAGATTATTTATATAGTCAGGAACCTACCTATTTCTAATAATGAAAAACGTTTTCTTATTTGACATTTAACTCTCAAAAAACTAATTTCTAAAAAGAAGCGGGCAGTAGGTCAGAAAATCTCCACGATTTTTCCAATTTTTCAGAGGTCCTATATAAGAGTATCTTAGAAATATCTGGATTAATCTAAGAAATTCCCAAACCTAAACCCCGCTAACTTAATATAGAAAGTTATGAAAATTAATCATTTTACACTGAGAATTAAAAAGAGCTAAAACTCATCAAAGAAACGACAAATACCCAATTTTCCATACTTTCGCGTAAAGTCGTTATCTATCATAATTGTGTAGGTCTGTCCGTCCTCAGCCGAACGACATTCCCAGGCATCTCCCTGCATCACTGCCACGGCTTCAGAAACGTCTAATCTGTCAGGGCTACCACTCCACACTATATCACGATCAAAAGCCGTATAAGTATTCCGAATGTCAAAAGTAGCCTCAGGAAAGCAAGCCGAAAGATACGCCCTTAAATTCTCCGTCAGGCGGTTCTCTGTGATTCGTTGATCCTTTCGCAAAGGCTGTACGCCTAAAGTCTCCATCATCTTAACCGCTTTTTTCGTGCGCAAGGTATAAGCCCTTTTTTGTCGTTGCTGCTGCTTTGCTTCTTCTCGTTTCTTAAGCTTTGCAGCCTCTTTTATTTCCTCTTTAGCACACAGAACGACATCTACGAATATGTCGCTCCACGACAGCGGGAAATAAACATATCTGGTATAATTGTAACCTTGTGGATCTATCGCTACCCACCGCGAAGGCGTACGTATCAAGCAAACACGCTGTATAAAAGAATGTTTGCACGGCCACGACAATTTATAAAGACCTTCTTCTCCGATGTCCTCTGAGAAGCTGCCACCTTTAAAACCGCCTGTATAGTCGTGAATATTCAAGGCGGTTAACTCCTCATCCGTCATATCGATGATTTTCTCAATGTGAAGCAAACGCGGCTTAAAGTCCATAACAGACCCATAAGAATCAATCCTTAAAAAGCTCTTGACATAATCAAGGATAGAAGACAGTTTGCAAACTGAACCAGGCCAGCCAAAAATAAAAGAACCATCCTTCCAATGTTTAAAAGGCACTTCAGAGGTTAACTTCTTAGCCATTTTTTCAGCAGTTAGCCAGTAGGGGCAAAGGGGCATTATATCGGAACTTTTCCCGCTGCCATCTTCTACAGTAAGAACAGGCTTAAAAAGTTTTTTACTTCTATACTTGGCACGAAGTTCTATATTTGCGCCTGTGTCATCTGTCATAATATCATATATCGCTAAAGTCTTTTTAAAAGTTTCACCACGAACTACAGACACGCACCCCGCTTTAAAATCGGTTTCAACCTTGAAAAGTTCAAATACAACACGGGTAAAGCGTTCCACACGATCAAAGACCTGAGCACAAATAAATTTATTTTTTATCTCAACAACGTTTTTAAAATCTTCCATAAATTATTTTTTATAATCAAGGCAAGCAAAAGCCCTGTAATTTTCTAAATATTTTCCAAATTTTCAAAAGCCCTATATATAGCATATCTGGACATTTGGACTTTTTGAACTAAAAAAAACAAGACAGACCCCGCCCAGATTAGCCACAAATAAAGCAAAAAAAGCAGACGAAAAGGGCGGGTTATTCATGATCAAACATACGACCACCAACAACAGGAACGACGAAACAAGCAAGCGCAAACAATACCAGACCACCAAAGTAAACCACCGCAAGCGCAACCAATGTTAAAACTATATATAAAAGAACCTTTAGCATATTTTTTTTATTTCGTGCGAGGCTGAAACCAGCCCCGCAAAGATTATGAGATTAAGAAACAATACCGAATTAATCGCGGTATAATATCCAATGAATTAAGAACCCATAACGATCTGTAAAATCATTACTAAGGTAGCGACGTTCTTCACCTGGGTTATACCCTTCTTCTGGTGCCCAGTGATCCCCCTTCATAACTTCTAAGACCTCGTTAACCTCTTTTTCTGTTGGACCGCCCACCCATCTAATAGTACGGGTAAAATACCCCCAACTACTTTTTTTAATTTCAAATTTAACTTCAGGAAAACAAACGGATAAATAACGCCTTAAATTACTTGTTAATCGTACTTCCGTACGCTTATCATCTTCTTGATATACTTTTGCTTTTGCTTTTTCCATCAGAGCAACAGCACGAGCCGCACGGGCTGCGTATTTTTCACGCTGTGCCTTATCTCTTGCCTCCTTTTCCTCCTGCTCCTTGCGCTTTCTTTCCTCTCTGATAGTCTTTGCCTGAGAATAAGAATCGGCAAATAATACACGCCAAGAAAGCGGAAAATAAACGTAACGGCTATATGTGTAACCCTGAGGATCAACAGCAACCCAGCGCGTAGGGGTACGAATAAGACAAACGGAATCAATAAAACTATGTTTCTGAGACCAAGACAGAGCGGAAAAACCAACCGCGGGCGCATCGTCCGAGAAGCTGCCACCGTCAACACCGCCGTTAAATTTCCAGAAAGAAAGGGCGGAAAGTTCTTTATCCGTCATCTCGACTATTTTATCAATACGCATTAAATTAGGGCAAAAATTAACGCCGTCCGAATCTTCTTCTATACTTGCGAAGTCCTCCATATATTCAGAGACTGAACCGTTTTTAGAAGACCAGCCCGCCCAGCCGTGCAAGAAGTCACCTATTTGTAAGCTATCGAAGGGCTTTGTTTCATTTTCACAGGCGGCAGCCTCGGCAGCTTTCCAGGCTGGGCAGTCATTCATAACGTCCGCCCCTTCTTCTTTTCCTCGTACGACCCAGGCAGAGGAGAAGGGCGAACCTTCTCCCGCCTGTAAATAGATTTTATCCCCTTCTTGATTAGCGAGTATTTCAAAACTCGCTACACGTGAAAGGATATAAGATCCCTTCAATAGGGAAAGCGTTCCGGTCTTCTCATTGATTTCCACGGTTAACCCACCCCAGGCAGCACGGGCGAAACGCTCGACACGGAAAAATATTTGTGCACGATTATAAATATTATCTATATTAATAGCGTTAATTAAATTCTTTGTTTCCATATTCTTTTTTGTTTTGTGTGGAGCTAAAAGCTCCACGAGGTTATAAAGTTAAAATTTATCTACTATTTTAAACTTCCTTTAAAGAATACAAAGCCGTTTATAAAGACATAGTTATTTATAAACAAATCGCGGGCGTATGCTTCGTAATTAAAATATAAAGCTAATTCCCCCGCATCTTTTAAAAGTTCCATATCATCTACATAATCATAGGCAAAATCTACTTCAGAATTAAAAGAACCTTTAAAACGATCATCAAATTCACAAAGGTCATCTAATTCAAAATAATCAAGAAAAGCCGCGAGAGCTTCAGGATTATTGCAATTTTCCAACGCCTCTATATATGTATAGAGGTTATCAACCCCGCCACACTCCGAATATAATTCTTCAGGAAAGCCCCGGAAGTCCTGAAACATTAATTCAGGGTATTCTTCATCTCCGTGCAATGCACGGCAAACATTAAAAAAGGTTTCCTTATCCTCGCAAGCCTGAAGATCTATCCAAGCCCCCGCAAGGTCTCCCGCGTTATACTTTGCATAAGTTCCAACATATAAAGCGGGTACGTCCTGTTTATGTGCGATATAAGCGGTTAGGGCTGTTTTACGTGCGTTAATCTCTTTAATAGATGCAATATTTTTAAAATTTGTTTCCATAATTTTGTTTTTTTATTTCAGGCTACCGCCTGAATGTTTTTTATTCTGTTTATTTATTAGGCGGTTTATAAGGGACCGCCCGCCCTGTTAAGCGTACATGTATATGAAATATATTGTATATATACTTAGCGAAATCAAAACGATATTAACGATTTTCTCGTACTTATTAAGTAAAGAAAAAAAACGCTTATTTACTCGCAACTGTAAACGATATAAATTATTTACTTTCATTTTTAGCCCTCCACTATTTTTGTAATTATACGAATATAATTACCAGTTAGACCACCGCGCGGCGCGTCGTTTCCTTTCTCATATTTCACGCCTAATCTATCAAGTAAGGCGCAAACCTCGGAAGTATGATCCGCGTTGTGAATATATCTACCACGACCGGCAGCATAACAGGGACGAATTAATTTTTTATCATCAACGTACCCCATAGTTGTATAAGTACGTTCGCCGCACAGATAACGAATAATACGAGCAGCTACAGAGGTAGCAGGCAAAGAAAGTTTTTTAAATCGATTGTATAAAGTAGTTTGTTTCATATTTTTTTGTTTTTTAGTGCCAGGCTAATGCCTGGCGGTTTAAATTAAAATCTAATTACTCTAATACTATAGGCGTAATCCGAAGAAGCGGAATCAGAATAAAAAGCGGTTACAACTACTTTTAAACTATATTGATAGCCTCGGATACACGCGCCAATCAAAACACGCGTAACAGATTCCCCTTCATATATAAACCCAGTTATACCACATTGACGAAGTAAGGCGCGTGCGCCTCGTTCACTACCAGCGACCAGATACCCGCGGCTTTTTAAATCATTTATAACTTCAGCCTTAACAGAGGCCACCCCCTTCGCTTTTACTTCAGAAATACGTATCATAATCTTTTAAATAGTGCCAGGCTTGCGCCTGGCTGGTTTAATTAAATATTATAGTCGATATTCTTTCATTTCGTGAAGACAAAAAAAAGCTAATTGATTTTCACGCGTTGCAATTTGCCGCGCATCCTCAAGCGTTTCAACGATTATTACAGCATCGTAGTAATATAAGCCTGTTTCAGAATCAAGCCAGCCACCGAAGGCAGTTACTTCTTTATCTGTTTTTGCGTAATCTACTACAGCGGCAAGGCCTTCAGGGCCGAAGCTGTTTTGAGTGGCACAAACAGCCACAGCGTAACCAAATGTAACAGGCGTTAACGTTTTAGCGTTAACAGTAAATCCTTCAGGGTTTGCGGCTGCAATTGCTGCAAGTGCCGCGATTTTTAGATTTCTTTTCATTGTTTTTTGTTTTTGTGCCGTGCTATTGCTCGGCGGTTATTGTTTTTTGTTTTTGACAATGCAAAGGTACTAAATGTTTTTTCTTTGTGCAAGAAAAAAGAATATTATTTTTATTATTTGCGAAAAAAATAATAAAAAAAACTATTCTTTTACTTACACCTTATTATATATAAAAAACTTCTAAGCGTCGAAGATCTCAGCGGGCGGCTACCTTCTGAGTCTCGACCATCTCGGAGGGCGTAAGCATATTTTTAAGTCAAAAAAGTTCGGGGCGACAGAGAAGCCCTTAGTGTGGCGGTCGCTCTTCCTTTTGTTTCAACATAAAAAAAGCAGTGTTAGGTAAACCACACACTGCTTATCTATCTGAAAATCAAGAAATATATAATTTCGTTTCGGACTACACTATTTAAGATACGAAATGTAAAAGGAACAATTTACACAAAGTACTCCACCAACAAAAGAGGAGCATCAAAATAATCACATTATCAGTCCAACAACAAAAAACGTTTGCTACAATAAGGACAAGTTATTGCATCATTAATAGTTTTTGTCTCAGGTGTTGAAGAAGGCTCTAAAACACTAACGTCAACATCGGTTGCTATTGACAATTTTTCTTCTTCTACATTATTAAAAGAAGTTGGATTCTCTATTTCATCTTCAGATAAAAACAACTCTGTTACATCACAAGACAATGCTTGAGCTATCTTGTAAAGATTTGTCATAGAGGGGCGATTGAGCCTTATAAGGGACTGAACTGAGCCATAAGAAAGTCCAGTTCCGTTAGCCAAATCACTGATAGATACATCATATTTAGCCATTAAAGCACGCATATCGAAACGCTTGCCACGATATTCCTTTACATCTTTATCATCTTCATTTCTTCTTGCCATACAATAGATTTATTTTATTTTCGATGCAAAGGTAATAAAAATATTTTTCATGTACAATAAAAACTAAATAAATTTATTCTTCGTGTCACCAAATTCAAATAACTCATTAAAATCGACTTCTAAAAACTCTGCAAGTTTCTTTGCTTGAATGATATTTGGCACTCCATTTATAACACGGTGCATTCCTCCAACAGTTAAGCCAAAGAAAGCTGCGGCATCAACAAGTTTCTTCTTCTTTTCACGCATCAAACGCCGTGCAACATACCAATCGGGCGTCTCGGTCTTAATTTTAGCATATTTACTTCCTTGCATATTGTTATCCTTTTTAATGCAAAGATAAAGAAAGTTTTACTATAAATAAAATTATATCAATAGAAATCTTTATTTTTAAGATAAAAATACTACCTTTGCGATATTAACGTATTAAAAACAAACCTTATGAAGAAATTAATTATCACTCTACTATTTACCATTATAGGAATAACAAGTTACGCACAAGACACAATCCGTTTTGATACTAACGGAGGATTTACGCAAGTTATAACGACAGATGCAAACGCTAAACAAGAATACGCCTATATTCGGAGTTATTTTGCGGGGAAAATAAGCAACTACAAAAATGCTGTCCAAGTTGAAGACGCAGAAAATGGGAAAATTATACTCAAAGCAAACAAGAACTTCCGAGTAACAAGTGATAAACTGATGGGAAGACCTATTGACTATGACGGTATAGAAAAATTTGACATCACAATCGACTGCAAAGATAAGCGATTTAGACTAAAAATAGATGCTGTACGATACTCATACAGCGGCTATATAATAATGGCATCCAATGGCGGGAATATAAAACAAAGAGAAAAGATTTTCTCACACGAAAATGAAGATTACTACTTGACAATTCAACAAATAAACAACATAGAAAGCTTTAACGAGAAGCGAAGTGAATATTTCAGCAAACTTATAGTTGACTTAAGAGCATACATAGAACAACAAAAAAAGGAGGATGATTTCTAATGGCTTTTCAAGAACCTTGTTGTATATCGAGAAAACTACCAGCCTTGTTACGTGAACAAGGCTGGTATGTTTTTCAGACAAATGGAGATATAACTGTAGATAAATTTATGGAAGCTTGTTCATCAATGGTAGGGGATAGACATAAATTAATATTAGTAATTCCAACCATAAGAGTCTCCCTATTAAGAGTAATAAATTACTATCTTCAACGTGAATGGACAACAGAAGTACATCTTATAACACAAGAAAATCAAAAAAAACTTGTAAGCAACGAACTTTCAGCACACAGCGCAAAAGTACATTACGTATGGCATAAAACTATTAATGAGGGGTTAATTGTTTTTGAAGGAGAGAAAGAGACTTGTATTATACAAGGATACATGACAGAGGACATAACCCCTGGCTATCATCAATACTGTGCTTATCTTGGAAGCGATAAGCAACGAATAGAAGATATGATTAGCCCTATAAAATCAAAAATCAGGATAGCAGAACATACTAAGAAGATATAATGAAAAATATCAAAGAGATTGTTCAGGACATTGCAATTAAATTACGTGGACATAACGCATTAATACAGATACAAATAGACGGACAATACTTTGTAAAACGTATCGGTAATATAAACCAACTAATAGACAATCCAAAAATAATAACATACAAGGAGGATAGTCTTTTCCTTAACTGGATGGAAAGTGAGATTGACAAGGAAACATATACAGCTGGGACGATAGCGAATCATAAGGCAGCATTAGCGGTTCTAAGACGATTTAAGGAAGATATGACCTTTACGCAGATTGATTATAAATGTATATGCGATTTTGAGAATTTCCTAAAGAATGCTGGATATGCGATTAATACCATTGCAAAGTTTATGAAGATATTTCGTCGATTTGTCAATCTTGCTATCGATGAGGAACTGATGGCAGTCTATCCTTTTCGTAAATATCACATCAAGACCGAGAATGTTCAGAAACAATCGCTGACAGAAAGAGAACTGAGGAGGATAGAAGATAAGGAGGAGAAGGAAGACTTAACAGAAGAGGAGAGAAAGGTGGTTAAAGGTTTTCTATTCAGTGTCTATTCTGGTCTTCGCTTCTCAGACATCGTGCAATTAACTAAGCAGCACGTTAAGAACATCTATCGGAACAAGTGGGTGGTGATGCGTATGCAGAAGACTGACCACGAGGTGAGAATACCTATCTCTAAGATGTTTGGAGGCAAGGCAGCAACAATGATACAAGAGAACAAAACCACTACAGGTAAACTCTTTCAACTACCTTATAACGCACGCTGCAACTTGATACTGAAGCGTGTGCTTAAACGATTCAACATACATAGGCACATTACTTTTCATTGCGCAAGGCATACGTGCGCTACTGTGCTATTGAGTAAGGGAGTAAGCTTACCTATTATACAACACATATTAGGTCATCAGAGTATAAAGACAACGCAGGTGTATTCTGCTGTGAAAGACACAACTATTAACAAAGAAATAAGAAGAGCCTTCAAGTAAGGTTCCATCGGGACTATGTTTGCAAATAAAGAATTTTCTTCACTAAGAGAGATTGGGTTATTCGGAGCAAGATATTTCTCAAAAGGAGCCTTCAAGAATGTTGTTGTATCAGGAGTCTTAATCTACCCGAGCAGTTGTAAAGCGGTGTCAGACGGTTGTTTTTTCAACGCTACCATTGATACGATAGATATACCAGCGTCTGTCACATATTTAGGTGGCACGTGTTTTCATAGTAGTAAAACAAAGAATATAATTTTTCGCTCTAAAACACCGCCTAAGTTATATGGCTATCAAGAATTTGGCGGGAATATAAGTCTGGGAAAAGTCTATGTTCCTGATGAATCTATTGAACTATATCGTACAAAATTGGGAAATTGGATTCCATTTACACCACTCAGTGAGTATCAAGGATGATACTCACTTAAAGGGTGGATGAACTCTTTATAATCCCTCCAAACAGCAGCCTCTCTATATTTATTAAGACTCTCATCGGGAACGTAAATTTTAGCGAAATTGGTTGTATGGTTACTGTAGAAAAAACCACAGATAACAGATGTTTGAGGAGGATTCGTACTTTCTAATATAATTGATTGAAGATTTTTCTTTTCGCTCCCCCATATAAAAGCGCCAGGAATTCGACTCCATTCCCCTTTTAATAGAATACGCTTATAAGATGATACATTGTCGTTAAACAGGGAAGCAGTTGTGTAAGGAACCGAGACGAATTGAAGATTGGTGCATCCTTCAAACATTCCTCCACGAAGGAGCGAGCCTTTGAATTTAGCTAATTCATCAAATGATTTGATTTTAGTATTATTTTGAAACATAGTCCCGATGGGATTAAAACGGTGTTTAAATGCTATTTTAATCCCATCGGGACTATCTTTTCAAAAGCAAATATATCGTATTTTGACGAGTTTAGATTTTTCCCAGTAAAACGTATGAATAATACCTTTCGAGGCAATATGCATTTAAAACGGGTAAGTCTTCCTAAAACTCTCGTCGATATGGAGTACGCTCTATACGGTGCAAAATCTCTTGAAAGCATTGTTATCCCCCAATCAGTTCAAATAATCTCCGCACTTGAATTTGCTGATGTGAATTTATTATATGCAATAGTTTTACCAGAAGTCCCTCCTACGTTTCATGATAGAGATTACAACCCATTCGACAAGATTTATGATAAGACTCATAAAATAAAGAAATACAAGATATATGTTCCTGATAATAGCTATACAGAGTATGCTAAAGCTTATTTATGGAGTGAATATGAAAAGGTCGGGCGACTTGCTAAATTAAGTTAATTTCGTACGGATTTTCCTAATGAAAGTTACTTTGAATAAGAATTTTAATCCCATCGGGACTATCTTCTACAATATAAAAACAGATAACCTATCAGACTTGAAGCATTTAAAATCCATCAAGTCCCTTCCGTCTGTACAGTCAGTTTCTCTCTCATATTTCTACAATACGAAAAGAATAGATATACCTGAGAACGTTACATCGCTTGGTCGTCATGTGTTAGGTTTCAATTTAGCAACAGTTGTCGTTTTTCATGGAAAGACTCCTCCAAGTCACGACTGGACATTTTCTAACACAACAAGAACCTACGATACATGCACACCTAATGGGTGCAAGTTCTATGTCCCAGACGAGAACTTAGAGGTGTATAAAAAGGCTTTTACAAGTAACCCTTCTCCATTAAGCGGAACATCTATTATTCGTCCTATGAGCGAGTATCACGAATGATACTTACTCATAGGGAGTATCGCTTTTGCGAACTTGCTATAAAAAGGAACCTGTTTGTAAAGTTCAACACTTCCGTCTGGAACATATAGCGTCGTGTCTTTATGAGCAAACCACAAGAAATATGCAGAAGGGTCTGTGTTCTCAGGCGGAGTTTCTGCATGTAGTATAACTCGCTTCAACGAATGAGCACCATTTATTACCATTCCAAAAGTAAATCGTATATCCTTGCTTAATATAACTATTTCCTCTACAGCATGACAATCCATAAGTAATCCACCGCTTACCTCCTTAAGAGAGCTTGGATAAACTACACGCTTCAAACCCTTACAGTCTCTGATATGGGTAAAGTTAATCCGTTTCCAATGGTGTAGAAAACTTAGGTCTAAATTCTTGATCGAGTCTTTGCCGACGAATATAGTTCTGATGGAACTAACGGCTGCTGCTTCTTCCATAGAGAGTTCACCGTCACCGTCTTTGTCCCAATTTTCCACGCAAATGCGCTTCACCTCTGGGTCCTCGAAGCGAATCCACCACTTAGCAATGTTCAATTTAAGTTTTGGGTAATGAGTCATCAACGCATCGTAAGTGTCACGATATGCACCTGTGGTGAGGTTTATTGTACCGTCCAAGACAGGGTAAGGATCGTTGCCGTATTGCCCCTCAGCATCGATTCCTTGATATGTTCCATCGACTAACTGAGACAGCTTATCGAATGCTCGCCCATCGGTAAATGTTTCATTGAAACCGACACAGCGCACGTAACGCAGGGAGTGAGGAACTTGCCCTACCTGTGCATCCATTATCCCAATGAGCATCTTAATCGGCTGAAGGTTATCACACCCACTCACGAAGTAACTCATAACGTTAGGAGCGCAGGCTTCTGTATTACACTTTTCATTCGTGAGTTTGTCGAGGTTTTTCAGTTCGACGTATGAGGTCGAAGCTGGGTAGTCGACTTCTTCGAGTGCACCACCATCAGCAAAGTGTGCTTCGGTTAGCGAGGAACCACCAGCGAGGAACTTGCGCAAACGGAAGTTACTACGCATATCGAGTGAACCTCCGAGCGTTGAGATGTTCTGTACATCAATCTCCTCTAATGATGTTGTATTGCCAAGCGTAAGCGAAGATATAAGTATCTTCACATTCTGTTCGTTCTCATCACCCAGCTTCAATCGCTTGAGTCGCTTACCAATGATAGAGAGTGCGCCATTGATGACATAGGAAGACCAATCGCCAATATCGAGCAGGTAGTCTGCTGACTTGACAGATAGCTGCTGGTCACTGGTGCCGTTAATGTCTACGACTATCTCACACGGCTTACCAGCATCCGTGCGAGCACCACGCATAATTGTGGTACCGTATGCGATTGTAGGATATAACTTCATTGCAGGTGTCAGGCGCAGAACGATTGAGTTAGTTGTTGCATCAGCCTGTGCAGAGGTACGGACGGTAATTGCACCTTCAGCCGTCTTTGCGTCGTAGTCACCAAAGGAATACTTAGACATAAGGTACTGAATGCGTTTCTTTACCCAAGCAACCTCTGGAGACTTACCATCACCAAGTGACTGGCCCAGTGGGTCGGTATCGTTCGTATAAGTACCTTGCAGCATGGCGAGCTTCATTTTCTCGTACAGCTTGCCATCCTCATTATAGAGCATAGACGAGAAGTTATCTATCACAGAGAAGTAATACCTCTCGAAGTATGCAAAGAGTTTCTGCTGATGCGTACCCTTTTGCAGTCCTCCAAGTTCCTCCATCTTAGACATCATTCGTCTCATCATTTGCGCACGCTCCTCTGGATATGCCTGCTCCATTAAGTTCCACAACACAGACTTTTCACCGTTCCATACAGGCGTACCGTCAGCATAGGTATCGTGAAACTCTACCCAGTAAGGTTTTTTCATTAAACCTTGGTTTATGACTGTCAGGATAGTATCAAGGTCATCCTGACGGAACTTCCATTTACTCTTTGCCATATCTATTTTTTATTGAAATTATACGGATATGTATTCTTGGCACAGTTGTCAGTTGCTGCCTTCAACTCTACGTATAACTGATGAAAAAGCAGGTCCATAATATCCCAGTCCTGTGGCTGCTCAGCACGGAACTTTTGGATGCGTGCTGCCTTGAATAACTCATTGAGTTTAGCGACATCACTAATCGATGTGAATGTTTCCTCGGTCAATCCGTATTTATCACCGACCAACTGCTGACGAAGATTAACCACTGTTGCACCGCTATCGAGTGTTGATGGGCAGAACTTCTTATACAAGCTATCGTAATAGTATAGGTTGTATTGGTTGGGGTCACCATCCTTTGCTATCCAATACTCTATATGTGTTGAATGTGGGTCAGCGTTCAGTTCTTCAAGTGTACCATTGAAAGGCTCAATAAATGTATTACACGAATATACAATATTGTAAGCCGTGATATACGACTCAACGAGTTGCTCTGCACGCTGTCGTGTTTCATTGTCTGCTGTAGTCTTATCATCCGCTGGGAGGTCAGCATAATCCAAGTCCCAGCAGTTCTCCCACGAAAGTTCAGAAACTTGGTACTGATAGGCTTCCTCCTCAGCGTTATAGCGTATTCTTCGCTTATCCCAAGGCACTTGAAACAAGGTAAGGCGTGGCGAGTTATCAGAGCCTTCAATAGACAGGAGGTCAGGGAAAAGGTCCTTGTCATATCCAAAGGTCGCAGCATCACCTTTGTCTGGACCGATGGTGAACAAACCAACAAACTTATACGTCACAGTACCGTCCTCTGCCGTCTGTTTCTCGAAGCCTACGAATGTCTCTTGATAAATAGATACTCTTGCTTCGCTGTTCTGTTCGATACCCTCGTTAGTCAAACCAACTGCCTTCCATAGGTCGGTAAATGAATTTACAGAACCCATCTTGTGGTATTGCATTGAAGACGCTATATTCTTCTTTCCTGTCAGCTTAGAGATTTTCGGCAGGTTCTTGAACAGCTCAAACTTCTTCTGTTCTGTCTGTCCGTCCTCATACACGATGGTCGTGTCCTTAGCTACTTTCGCCTTCCAGTTCCATAGGTAATAGAGCATTGATGAAGTACCCTGACCTTGCAGTTGAAGATTGGTAATTGTCAGGCGGTTAAGGTTGGTATTTCCATCCTTAGGATAAATCTCCAGCGTTCCCTTTGGTCTATATGATTTGCCGTACTCATAAGCAGGTAAAGGCTTATCAAAAGTAAACACGTTGACCTTACCGCGGATTTTGTCAAAGTCGACCGTGGTACCGAGTGTATCATAGATGTCGTTATCCAATTTCTCGGCACTCTTCTCTCCAACTGTAGAAAGTGCATTGATATAGTCTTGGTGTACATTAGATGCATCCATTGCGCTGTCATAGATACGAATAGAATACAAATCAACATCCGCTTTATCAGAGCCTATGACGATACCACCGCCTGAACCTATCTGCATGGAGTCGGTAAGCAAGTAAGCGAACTTACGAGCTTCGACACCGTCAATGTAGAGATAGACAAGATTCAAGTAATACGTGTTGCCATTCAAGACATACGTGTACTTTTTCGGAGAGATAACGAGTGCCAGGCGAATGCGCACACCGTCGTCAGTATTCATCGCCTGGACATCAGCATTACGCTCGCTTCGGGTTGCGAACATAATAGAGGATGGCTTAACCTTCAATCCGATATAACCCTTCTGGTAAGGCATTGCGATAGAGATACACTCTGCATCGTAATCAGAGGTGTTATTAATCTGATAGTCAATTTCGATTGTCTTACCCGATTGTGCTGCCTCCTTAGCGAATGGCTTGTAATCGATAGTAAGGCGAGAACCTGCGAGCAGTCGCAATGTGCGTGCGCCTTCGTCATCTATTACCCAGCCGTCACGAGAGAATGCCACGCTCTGCCATTCAGCACCGATATGCTCTGAGTTGATGAGATTGCGGAGGACATTACGGTCGGTATCGGTGTTGTTTCTGTTCTTCGCATTCAGATAGAACACCGCTCCTGATGTAGCTGAATAGCCTTGCGAGTTGTCCACAGGGAACGGAATTGCATCACGCAAACGCACCTCGTCTGTTGGGTGAGTTCTGAATCCGATTAACGCTGTAAAGTCAGAGTTATCAATCGTCTCAACCTCGAGCGAAAGCGTGTATTGCATCTTGGTTTGTGTAAGCGTATTCTCAGATACATTCTCTTGAAGCACCTCATTATCTTTCTTCATCAAGATTGAGAGCGGTGTCGTTACAGCCTTGCCGTCATATACAGCATATTCCAGTACCTTATTCTCATACCAGTTAAGCAGCTTCTCTGCCTTGTTATTCACGACTACCATCTTCACAGCTTCGTTATTAGCCACCGCCATAAAGTCATAGCCTACTGGCGTAGTCTGAACGGTGTTGTCTTCATTTGACAACCAGGCAGACAAATGGAAGATGCCTGTCTTGTTCGTAAAAGGTACGGTGTAAGCAACAGGCGATGACGTGTAAGTTGCAGTACCGAACTGACGCTCATACGTCTGCTCGTAACCTTCTCCTGTTATCTTCACATGAAGCGTCTTAGATATGTTTCCACTAATATAACACGGCAGTACGATATCGCCTTGATAAGCTTTCCACCAATTAAACTCAGAGATAGATAGAAAGAGCGCAGACAGCGTGATAGAGTAGACCAAGGCAGGAGAGGTTTGCCCTGTCACCTCACCTGTAATCTTCACCATAATATTATTCTGTCCGCTCTCGAGGAACTTGAAGACATCAACAGTCGTGACCGTATTAGACTGACATCTACCACGAGCCTTACTAACGAACGTTCCATCTCCCGCCTTAGCGAAAATTTCGTATGTTCCCCATTCTCCTGTGTCGATGAAATCACTCTGTCCAACATCCTTAGTGCGAGATACGAACATAAATCGAATAATACATTCGCCTGCTGATTTAGAAGCAGAGAGAGTAGTAGAAGGAGACTGATTGACAGCACGTAAGTAATAGAGGATAGTCTGCTGCTGTCCTCCACCACCTTGCCCAATATTAAGTTCAGATAACTTCATTGGGACCCACTGATCACCATTCCATACGAGTACACACGTATCAGAGGTGAGTTCGTCAACCTCAGTATTTACGTTGGAGAGCTGTCCGAGCGAGGGGCGGTTCTTTGACACGACCTTCTTCACACGCTCCTCCTCCGTGTTCTGTGCATCAACGAGTTCGTTGACCTTCTCGGGTAACTTGTTAAACTCATCAGCGGTCAGTCGTCCGCCTGTCTGTTTATGTTCTAAGTAGAGTTTTTCTATCGCCATAATTATGATAGCTTGAATGGGAATGTATAAGTAAATCCGTTGTTGCCTTCTATCTCGACACCGTGCGCAAGGGATAGCGCATGACAAATGATGTCTTGAAGAAGTTTAGGGTGAGAGGAAGAATAACTCTC